GCTTAATGATCGCCTGCGCGATGTCGGCCATGAAAGCCACCAGCCATGCCGCCGGAGTGGTTTACCGCTGCTGCAGCGCCGCTAATCGCAGTTCCCCATGTTCCGCCCATCGCCTTGCCGGAACTCTGGATGGCGTTCAGCAACAGCTGCTTAATGATCGCCTGCGCGATGTCGGCCATGAAACTCGCGAAGAACTGTTTGGTCGCCGCCCACAGGCTATTTATTGCGTCCTTCCCGCTCTGGATGCCAGTAATGAAGTCACCGATGGAAGCGGCCATCGAGGAGAACGCTGTCTGCGCGTTACCAACGAGAGAGTCAACCGCAGCCTTGGCGAAGTTGGCCATGGCGTTGGTCGAGTCAATGGTGGACAGCTTAATGCCCTCCATCTCCGCTTTAATCTGGATCAGCTGGTCTGGTGTAATGGTCTTCAGCGACGTGGCGAATTTGGTCACTGCATCAGCTGCTTCATTGATGCCTGGACCTGTCTGCGCCATGACGCCTTTGGTTTGCTCAATAGCATCCCCAGCACCGATGGTCCCCGCAGAACGGCGTTTCTCAATGACGTCCAACAGAGCGGTACGGGTTTTGATGCGTTCGTTGAGCACGTCCTGCAGGCGGGCCATCTCCTGCGTATCTTGCTTGAGGCCTTCGATTTCCTGACGCTGCTTGACCAGTGCGTCCAGCTGCGATTTCGCTTGCGCACCTTCCGCCCCGCCGAGTTTCAGGATTTTCGTGTACAGCGCGTCGTATGAATTGCTGACAGCCTGAATAGCCGCTGCACGGCGTTCCGCGAATGAAACCGTTCCGTCTACCTTGGCATTCCGGTTAGCCAGGTCATCTTCGATAGCCGAAATTTGGGTCGCCACTTCGCGAGCCAGTTCGACACGACGTTGGCCCTTGGCCGCCTCCTTCGCCCCGATTTTCGCCTCTTCTCGGTTGTAGGCCATCTCTTCTGCTTTAACGCGATCGTTAATGATGCCCTGCAGTGTCTCGTTCAGCTTTTTGGCTTTCTCCGGCTGCGTTTTAGCCAGGTTGTCAATCATGTCCTGCTGTGTTTTGTACTCGTCAACGATGAGGGACTTCCGCTCTTCCCAGTTGCGCTTCGCATCAGTAAGGCTCTGCTGGTGGAGTTTCTTGTCGGCACGCGTACGCGCCTTCGCCAGTTCTTTCTCCAGTGCGCTCCCGAGAATGTTACCCTGGCTACCGCCGGTGCCTGGGTCAGCCGTTCCTGCCACGCCGGGAGTGGTAGGGAACTGCCCTTTCTGAGCCTCCTGCAGCGCCTTCTGCTTGGCCTCTGTTTTACGCAGATCCTGTTCTGCGGCGTCCAGTTGTGCCCGTCGTTCGTTATACCGACGCTGAAGAGCATCGATAGACGATTTCATGCCGGCACCGCCGTTGTCCCTCTTCTGCAGATCCTTCAGCGATTTATCCAGGTCGTAAACTTCACTGGTCAAATCTTTCAGCTGACGTCGGCCTTCTTCTGCAGCGTCTCCTAGCTTGTCTAATGCTGCAGTCCTCTGGGCACCTGTCATCCGGCGCAGCGCATCTGCCGACACATCAAGAGCGCCCGCGAAATCGAGCGCCTCCTGCCGGCCTTTCTGGAATGCCGTAACCAGGTAGTAGATAGCCCCTGCGAGAGCCGTTGCCAAGGCAACAGGCCATACGATGGCCGCAGTAGCCGCACTTAACCCCGTGGCGGCCGCTGTAGCAGCTGTCATGGCGGCGATAGCGTTCCGGATCCAAACTATGAAGGAGGATGCGGCAATGGTCGCCAGGGTGGTGCGGAAATTAACCATGGCCACCGTGGCTGTTACGATGACGGTATACAGCGTCTCCAGCGCAGTCCAGAGGTTCCCGATGGCCGTGACAAGGCCGCTGAACTGCATCAGTACCTGCACGCCCACCATGGCCATCAACGCCGTCTTGGCGACGTCGGCATGGTCAGCAATGAAGCCCAGCAGAGAAACGACACTGCTGAACAGCGAGGAAAGCTGCGAGGCCAGTTGCGCTCCCTGGTCCCCTTTCAGAACGTTGGTAAGTTTGGCCACGAACTGCGAGTAGGCTTCCACCAGCCCGGACTCCGCGATAGACAGGCGGAAGTTATAGTAGGCAGTCTGCAGTCGGCCTTCTGCCGCAATCATCGTATCGACCGCGGTAGGCAGGATGTCTTTGTAAACAGTTTTCAGTTCACGGGCGATGTTGATCACAAAGTCAGAACTGATCTGCCCGTTGGCCATCGCCTTCGTAAATTCCGCTACGCTCATGTTTGCTGCGCGAGCCGCTAACTGGAATGCGCCAGGCAGTCGATCGCCGAGTTGTTGGCGGAGTTCTTCTGCCTGGATTGACCCCTTGCTGAGCATCTGCTCTACGGCTTTCAGGGAGCCATCGAAATCGTCGGTGCTCATCTTAGAGGCACGCGCCGCTTCGGCGAACCCTTCGAAGATGAAGCGGGCTTCCTGCAGAGTCGAGCCTGACATTTTGGCGGCGATGGCGAACTTAGAGTAGGACATGGCCATCTGCTCAAAACCGAAGCCGAGACGTTCGGCTTGTCCCTGCAGATAATTCCACTCATTGCCGATCGCTTTGGCGTCGTTGCCCACCAGTACCGATAGTCGGGTCTGGATGGCCAGTTTTGACCGGTACGCTTCCAGGGAGTCGTTGGCCAGTTTCACCGCTGACTGGATCCCGATAAACGCCGTGGCCATGCCAAGAACTTCACCGCGCAGACGCTGCACGTATGACAGACTTTGGCGTGCACCGCTTCCGAATGCACGGGTGTTCGTGTCCGCTTCCTTCGCCGAAACACCATACCGCTTCACTGCAGCGCTAAGGTCATTAGTCGCCGTCACTGTCTGTTTAACCGTCGTAGTCAACCGCGCTGCCTCGCCCTGCAGGTTTTTCGTGTTAATCCCTGCTTGCTGCAGACCAGCGCGCATCTGCCGCGTGGCGTTGACGACGTTCTGCATCTCGGTAGAAGCGGACTTTAAACGTGCCTGAGCGGCTGCTAGCGACGCGTTCAGCTCATTGTTAGGCGCTACTGCCGTCCTTACCTGTTGTGCCAGCTCAAGGACGCTCTGGCGTGCTGCTGAATATTGTTGACGGGCTTGCTGCAGAACCTGCAGTTGGCGAGAGTACCCGTCAATCATTTGAGCGAGACCGCCGGCGGAACGTTGTGCCGCGTCAAGCTGTTGCATCGAGGTCTTCAGGTTTTCTACCGGCCCTCGGATCCCGGAGATGCTGGTGGCCAGTTCGCGAACCTGTGCTTCCAGGCCATTGAGGTTAGTTCTCGCCTGTCCAGCGGGGTCGACAATTTGACGCAGAGATGCCGCCAGTGGGTTCGCCCCTGAAGCAGCGTCGCGGAATGTTGTAGCCAGGGTTCGGTATCCATTAGCCGTTGCAATGGCTTGGTTGGCCGCCTGCTGTAAAGCCTGGCGTTGCGCCTGGACCGACTGTTCCAGTGCGGTGTCTGCCGCCGCCCTCTTCTCTGCAGACTCCTTGGCGTTGAGTGCTGTGACCCAGAAAGACGCATAGGTGCTGGCAGCGGCCTGCGCCTGTTGCGAACGAATGCGTTCTTGCGCTGCAGCCTCTGCCTGGCTAGCCGCTAGTCTTTTCTGAGCGGAGTCCAGCCCAAGGATAGCGGTCTCCTGCTCCTTCAAGGCAGCTGATGCGGTGCGTGATGCTGCAGCAATCTTCTGCTCGGAAGCGGAAACGTTATTCAGGTCGACCCCGAGTGCTTTCAGCGTCGTCCCGGTATTTCGCCAGGTGTTCTCTGCGCGTGCCTCAGAAACGGTCAGGTTGGCGACCGTACGCTCCAGCTTGGCAAGGTCGGCCGTCTGGCGTTTGGTCGGGGCTTCGAGAGTGGCCATCGTGGTCGCCAGTTGCGCATAAGCACGTTGGGCCACTTCGGTTTTCTGGGCTGCAGTATCGACCGCCTTCGCTTGCTGCCGGAAGGTGTCAATCAGGGAGGATTGTTTCAGGAGTGCGTTGGCGGCCTGCTCCATGCGCTTATAGGAGTCGGCCAGCTGTTTAGAACTGGCTTCCCCTTTCTTCGCAGCGTCCTGCTGCTCTGCCATGGCGGCGGTCAGGGAGTCGATGGTCTTGACTAATGCCTTCAGGTCTTTCTGGCTATAGTCTTTCGCCCTGATCCGTAGTTCTACATCCTTCACATTGTCAGCCATCGGTCAAGTCCTTCAGCAAATCGGAGAAATCTTTGCCGCCAGCGAGGACAGAGACGATGGCTTGTTGAATAAGCACGGCCTCAGTAGCCATGCGCTGATGCACCCGTTGTCTGACTAACTCTACTTCCGACCAGACGTGGCACAACGGATAGTGCATGGCATGTTGGTGTCCTTCCGCTAACAGCGTGCATACGTCTCGCCGGAGCGAGTGGTAAAACTGAATGAGCCGGGTTTCCTCCGGCTCGGGTATTTCGCTCTCTACTCGCCCTGATTTTCGGAGTTCTTCTCGGGCATCTGGATGTTCCCGTAAATTTCCCGAAGGCTTTCGACGAACTTTTTTACTCCACCAGCTTCTTCAAAGGTAAGCCGGCCGACAATTTTAAGGCATCTCAGCTGAAGCGCTATGCCGAATGTCTTGGCAACGTGGTCTGCTGCTTTTTGTTCGCCTGCAGATAAGGCAATGGCATTGGCCACTAAACCTGGGGCATCGCTGATTAACGACATCACGAACTGCGCCAGTCCTGCTCCTGTGAAATCGCTGCCGTTCTCGCCGCGTTCGTACAGGTCAAAAATCTTTTCTAAATCTACTGAGTGCCGCTGAAGTAGTAGTGAGAAGTCTTGAGTAGAAAGGCCCTTCAACTCGAAGGACCCCCCTTTAAACTGCACTTCTTCACTAGGCGGCTGATAGTCCATCAGGCCCATGTGAATCCCCTTTTACGCAGTAACGTCACGCATATCAATGTAGACGCGTTCGGTAGTGCCGTTCAGTTTCAGAACTTCTACGGTAAAGGACATAACCTGCCACTCGTCGCCCTTCAGTGCGTAATCGCCGTTCGGGGTAACTTTGACGTATGGCCAGAACATGTCCTTTTGCTTGCCAACCGGGTTGTCGGAGATGAAACGCAGCGAACCGCGAATCTCCTGCGCCTTCCCGATAATGACTTGGCGGCTGTAGGCTTCCTGATCGTAGGTGACTTCCAGGATGTCGCCATCCAGGATGTCGGCTGCATCTGACTCAATGTAGACGCGGCCCAGTTCCAGGTCAACTTCGTAGTTACCTTCGGCGACGATGGTAGTCGAGGCCTTTTTAACCATGACGTTCGTGACTTTGCGCGCGCCGGAAGGCGTGGTGGCCGAGGAACCGATCTGGTAAGAGCGACCCAGAGTTACCGCACCCAGGGAAAACGTCTGCGCAGTTGCTGCAGTGATTGCCAGGGTAGACAGATCGCCGCCGAACCAGAGCGCCAAGTTAGCCGGTGCAATGTGGTCGGTAGAGAAGGTCAGGGTCTGCGAGTCTTCCAGTGTAACGCTCTCATCCTTCTCTTTCAGACCGTGGTCTGAGTTGTAGTGATCGAGGGTGTCAATGCTGGAAGCGACGGACAGCTCCGGGGTGTTCCCGAAGTACATCTCGCCTGTGCCTGTTTTTGTGCCGGTAGTGAACTTGTTGAAATGCAGCTCACCGCGGCCAATGACGTAGTTGGGATCTACTGGAGTACGCATAGTTTGTTTCCTTCAATAATGGATTAATCATCAGCCGTCAACGTAAGGTTGGCCGACATCCGCAGCAATTCCTATTCTTACCGGAAGGTAGAAAAAGGCCTTGCTGGAGATTTCATCTTGAGGCTGACTAACTACGGGTGGCGAAATCTGGAGGTCGGTAATCAGTCCGCCCAGACGGTAGAGTTCAGCGTAAGCCGGTTTTGGCCGGGAACCCTTCGCCTCTTTCGCCATTATCATCGTCAGTCTTTCCTCAACGGCAGCAGCCAGATAATACGCGGCATCGGTCGGGTTAACAAGATCGCTGGTATCTTCGACCCATCCCTGGACCAGGAGCACCCAGTTTTCCGCCCGCTGCTCATCCCCTGTACCAGTATAGATGCCCACGTCAGGACGAGGGGACTCGATAATAGATACTGCAGGGAGTGGGGTGTCGGCACCGAACATTCGTTTGCCGCGATAAACGGAGGTTGACAGGTCATATGCATACCCGTTCGCCTCTGTAATTCCTTTAAGGTGGTCGCTAAGCCGCATTAAGATAAGCAGCCGGCGTGGGATTTCAGCCATTGGTCAGCCTCGTAAATTGACGGAGGAATTCAGTGGCCACCATGTCCAGGACTGGCAGAGAGATGTCCTCTTTCACGTCCCGGAAAACTTGGTCTACCGATGGGCCGTACAGCAGCGCTACAGAGCCGCGAACAAGCCAAGACTGGTGGCTGGTATGTTTGCCTGTGATTTTCTCACCGGGGCGAATGCGGACAGCCAGCCCAAGGTTGTATTGGTCTTCTGTCAGCGATGCTCCTCGCTTCAGCCTGACTAACCAGCCTTCGCGGATTGTAACCGTGCGACCTCGCTGAACGGTCACCGAAACTCCACGCTTAGCAGTGCTGGCCGGCGTTTGGCCAGGGGCGAATCGTGCGAGGCTGGTGGCTCGTTTACGTCCTGTGATTATGGCTTCCAGGTCATTATTGCGGGCTTTCTTGGTTACGCCGAGGCGGCTGTTATCGAGGTATTTGGCGGGGAACGCAACTTCTTGCATCATCTCATCGCGGGCCATCTTCAGCGCGCCGCGTTCTGCAACATCATTGACTGCCATGCGGGCGGCCATGGTGGTGACCTCGGGCATGCGCTCGAAGTATTCTTGTACGTCAAGCAGACCATCCGCCGAGATCTTTACCGTCATTTGAGAGCCACCTTGTAGACTTCTTCAATCGGGCCGTAAACGGGGTCTTTCGGGCCAATCATGATTACTTGGCCAGAGAAGTTCGGCGCGGTAATGATAACCCGGCCGCGCTCTCTGATTGTCAGACCGAGGCGGACTAATTCTTCGCGGTCAAAGACGATACTCTCGATACCCTCGATGAACTGCGCGTATCCATCGTTTTCCAGGTCGCCTGTTAAGTTCAGTTTGGTGTGCCAGCGGACGCGGAGAGGTACAGGACTATCGAGAGTAGAATCCTGGTAGGTGGCGGGAAGGGAGAGGGTGTCATGCACCACTCTCCGCATTTTCCCCAGTGCTTCGGAGAATTCGAAGGCCATTACAGCTCTTCTTCCTTCCCTTTGCCGCCGGCTTTCTTACCTGCAGCTGGTGGAGTTTCGTCGCCCTTCGGCTTATCCGCTACCTGTTCTTCGGCAGGGGTTTCCGCTGGCGATTCGTTAACTGGCTGACGGATGGCATTCAGGGCATTCAGCTCCTTCACTTCATCGGAGGTCAGGTCAACCAAATCACCAGGCTTGACGGTGACGCGCTTACCTTCACGGGTAAGAACCAGGGTGTGTACAGCAATACGTTTTGGCATGGCAGTGTTCCTGTAAAATCGGGTTAAGAGAAAGCCTGCCGAAGCAGGCGATCTTATTTCGGTTACGCTACGCGGATGCGGAATGCACCGTTAGGCTCACCAGGGACCATCAGCGGAGCAGACTGGCTCAGCAGATATTCCACGCTCGGGTCTTTCTCTACCCAGTTCTTCATGAACACTTCGGTGGCGATGTAGCCAGCTTCTGCGTCCATGATAGCCCCGAAGCAACGGAAGCCCTGAATGTCGGCCAGGCCGATTACGTCGTTGGTGTTCAGCAGTTCTTGCTCAACGCCCGCGTCGTCTTCGTAGGTCGCGTGATAAACCCAGCACTCCATTGCGCCTTGGCCTGCAGTACCTTTCACCGTACCGACGAACTCTGCACCAGGGTAACCATCCAGAACACGGGAGACGCTGGTTTCAGAACCACGGAAGGTGGTGTCCAACAGGTTGCCAGTTTGAGGGTTGTCGAAGCCCATGCGGGTAGCGAACAAGTCCCAGGCGTTCTGGCCGAAGATGTAGCGGTTCAGCTTCTGCTGGCTCAGGTCAAACACGCGGCTCTTACCGAGTTTCAGGTCGGTAAGTGGCTTGGCGGTTGTCTGATCCCATTTGTTGGCACCGGACAGCACGATGGTCAGACTGGCGTCGCGGCCGAAGTCCACTGTAGACAGAGGATAATCAGGGCTTTCCAGGGTGACGCTCGCGTTGATAATGGCATTAGCTGCCATCCACTCCAGGCGGTTCAGGTGACGTGCTTTGTGGTCGCGGGTAGTCTCAGCGATTACCGCGTCACGTTTAGCGGCCAGTGACATCGGCTTGTAGGCAGATTCGCCCGGCTGACGTGCTACCACTTTGGACGGGTCGATCACGGACTTCGGTTTGACGTAACCCGGAGCAAAACGCATCACGTTGCTGCCCTGGCCGCTGATAACTTTACCCTGCACATTCGGAGAAACCAGCGGAGCCAGTTTCTTGTAACGACGCGAGACACGCTCGAAGTCGATGTACGGGGTTTCGAAGGTCAGCGTCTGGGTGAAGAAGTTCAACCAGAATACCGGCACGTCTACCTGTTGGCGGCGGACCTGTACCAGGGTCGCCATGTCATAAAGTTCAAACGCCATGATACTGCTCCTTTACGCCAGCACTTCGCGAATGTTGATGTTAGTCCCTGCGAAAGCCTTGGTGCGCTCTGGCAGAGTGTCGATTGCAGCTGGCCATACGAGCGCTGCAGGGTTGAACGAACCGCCAGAGTAGTAGGCGATGCGTTTGCCGCGTTGAGGGCCAGTTGTGCCAGCGTTAGCGGCGTAGCAGGTAATGCCGATTGCTACTGCTTCAGAAGCGGTTGCATCCGCGCCTGCTGGGTTGAGGGCAACGATCTGACCGGTTGCGTTCAGCGCGATAACAGTATATTGCGCCAGAACTTGGTCATTTGCTACCGGTCCATCGGTGGTAACCACGTCAGAGTCACCGGAAAAAATCTCAACTGCGGCACCGAATGCCTTAGTTTGAGAACCTGCGAAAATTGGATATGGCATCTCTTTCTCTCCGATCAGTGTTTAACAGGCGCACCGGTTGCAGTGCGTTGGTTGGCCAGGATACGGTCAGCCGCCGACATGTTTTCCTTCCCTTCGCCCAGAACTTCGGTGCCATCGGCTTCGATGTTAGGCTGTTGGGTATTGTCCATGGCTTGCTTCAGCGGGTTCAATTCCGCCTTTTCTTCCTTTGCCGGCGCTACAGCAACTTCCAGTGCTGCGGCTTCGAGGCCTACCACCGCATCCGCCACTGACATGTCAGTTTTGAAAGCGAAGAAATGGGCCATCTTGGTTTTACCTTCGGCACTTGCGTGACCAAGGATTTCACCGATGCGCGCGCGTTCGGCTACCTGGCCTGCCTTGTGGGCATTGTCCAGTGCAGCTTGGTCTACGACGGCCGGCTTGGTTTCGAGGTTTTCTTGTGGCATCTTGCTGTTCTCCAGTTGAATTGTCGAGCCGGATAGCTCGTTGTAGAACCCCTGCAGCGCTTTACCCGGCGTCGCAACGGCATCTATCAGTCCGAGAGAGAGCGCCTCGTCAGCACGATAAACCCGCGCTTCGGTGGCTTTTACTGCCTCGGTAGTGAGGTCGCGATTTCGAGCGACCGCATTCACAAACATGTCGTACGATTTGTTGACGCTGGCCTGAACGTCGGCCTGGACTTCTTTGCTCAACTCTTCGTACGGGTTGCCGTCGACCTTGTGGGCACCTGCGTGGATGAAGGTCACCTTCAATCCCCAGTCTTCCATCATTTTAGAATAGTCGACGTGCATGGCAACTACACCGATGCTTCCTGCGCCGCCTGACGGGGTGACTACCACTCTTCCGGCGGCACTTGCAATCGCATACGCGGCAGAATAGCAGTTAGAATCAACAACCGCCATAGAAGGCTTAATTGATCTTGCTTCAAAAATCAAATCAGCTAGTTCGAAACACCCAGCCGCCTCGCCGCCGTAACTGTTAACGTCGAAGATGATACCCTTGACGTCAGGGTCTCCGAGGGCAAGGTTTAACTGGCGTTGGATGAAGCTGTAGCCTGTGATCCAGCCGTAAGAACCACCGAAGCGGTTAATCAGCGAACCGGATACCGGGATGATAGCCATGCCGGATGAGAAGTAAAACGGCTTTTCTACTTGATCTTCATAATCGTCATCATCGCCGTATTGCGCCATGAGACCGGCGCGTACTTCCTGTTGCATCTCTTTTGCGCGAGCCGGAGTCACTTGCGATAGTTTCTGCAGATCACTGGCCAGTTCAGTATAAACGGGCGCAATGGCTGCAGGTCGCATGTTCATCCGGGACAGCGCGGCGCGTGCTGCTGATTCACTCATTTGCTGCGTCCTCTGTGTTATTGGCGGTCAGTGTCTGCTGCGCCATGTTAGCGCCAGGTTTCTGCGCGTCAATGGCGAATGTTAGTCCATTCTCATCGGCCAGCTTCTTCTCGCGTGACAGCTGTTCGAACACTTCACGCCAGTCCTCGCCCAAACGAGCGATTTCTTTTTCGCGGGTAGAGAAGCCGGCGTTGATACGCAGCAGCGCTGCCTGCGTTTCTTTCAGTTCGTCAATCTGGCCGCGTGAAGCGCCGATCCAACTGCACTGACTGATCGCGTCTTTGAACATCGGCTTGTAGAAGAACGTGTCCTTCCTCGCGCCGCGCGGCAATGGCACTTCGCCGGCGGCAATCTCTTCTTCCAGCCACAAGCTGTAAATGTGAGATGCCAGGCGGTCGGCCACCACTTTTTTACGGGACTGCATGTATTTCCATGTCTCGCCCATCGATGCCCGCGCAGAACTGTAGTTGGTCTTGCTGTAGTCACGGCTGAACTGCTCGTAGGACAACCCGAGCGATGAGGCGATGTGACGCAGCAGAGATTCTTCGAACCCTGTTCCCACGCCGCCCGGCGTACCGATTGGCTTCAGGTTCAGTTTAGTCCCTGGGAACAGGTGTGGGATTTTAGCGCCGTCAATCGCGATATTATTGCCCGCCCCGGCGTACGCCGTCAGCGATTCCAGGTACGTGCCGAGCATTTGGCGGATAGGGTCTTTCGGGTCATTCGGGCCGGCGGCACCGAGCGTCTTCCAGATAAGTTCTGACGGCAGTTCTGACTCTACGGCCGCCGCGTAACTGGCGTTGACCACGGCGTTCTGCAAAACGACATCCTGGAAGGATTTCGTCATGCGCATCTGCTTCAGGGTCGACACCATGTCAGCGACACCGCGGTGCTGGTCTGGCATCAGGCGCTCGATGATGTGGATCATCTGGCGGCGACCCCATACCGTTTCGGCTGGGACGCGCTGCCAGGTGTACATATCCGTGTCCCAGTAAAGTTCTCCGGGATGTGAATTTCGGATGTGATAGGCAATCGGCCGGCCGCGTTTATCGCACTCAACACCACGGCGTAAAATCTTCGAATCACTAACCCCATCCGGGTTGGTCAGTCGGGCTGGGGCGATCATCTGGATAGCGGTGCTGAATGGCCGGCGTGGTTCGTCTTTAATCCACTCCACCGATGCGAGCACTTCGCCAGACATGACCATGCCGCCAATGGCCAGGCGGATAAGGTCGGTAAGGGTTCCCATGCGTTGTGCGTCGAACCAGTTTTCCGGGGAGTCTGCGACAAGGTTAAACCTGGCTTCCACCACCTTCTGGAATTCTTCTGACCACCCGTCCGGCGCGCCGAGGACTCGGGAGTTAGGTTGCGCATTTAGGCGGTATTGCGCGCCGACAATGCTATCGCGATGGATGGCCACAGCACCGAGGGCGTAACCATCGTTTTGAACGATGTCACGTGCCCGGTTGTCGGCCATGTCCTTTACTGGGTTGATGAGGGCGTCGGCAGAACGCATAGACGGGTTCCACAATGCGGTTTCCCGTGCTGTCCTCTCCGCTCCCTCAAGCCCGCCGCCCAGGGCTTTCTCCTGGACGGGTTGGATGTTGGCGTTTAGTTTTTTCATCAGAACAAGAACCCCGCTGGCCCGCTCGGCATCATTCCGCCGGAGCCGCCACAGCACCCGCATTCGGCTTCCAGACGCATGATGTAGTTGTACAAGGCTTCTTTATTTGCCGCCGTAAATTCAACCCGCGAACCGTCTTTATCAACGACAACGCGAGCCATCTGCCCAGTAACAAGATTGTGGTATGCCTTGCGAGCATCTTCCAGCAACTGCTTGCAGAGTTCAGGTGTCATTTTTATTCTCCGGTAGGTCAGGCGAGGGTCTCGGCTAATTTAGCGAAATCGTATCCGCTATCCTCGTTTTGTGCAAATGTTTCAGGGTCGTCGGCACTTGACACATGGAAGTTTCTATCCCACTCGTCAGCCCAGCTCGGTGGGTTGTCCCAGTTAATCGTCTCGATCCTGATGAACTTAGAAACGCATAGCCCAATACAATAATAGGCCAAGTCGAACGCTTCGTTTCGTGCATCGCCTGGGTTCTTCCATCCTTGTGGTGTTCTTACCTCGGCGCACATCTCTCTGTAGAAGTCGTCGGACAGCCAGTCAGGGGTGATGAACATGCCTTTGCCAGGCTCCACGCAATCCAGTCTTCCGTCCAGATCGTCTTTCAGCAAATTCGAGTTGAAGAACAGCACTGGCACATCACCGCGCGCTGCGGATTTATCGTCTTTCTTCTGCGCGTCCGGGAAGGTTACGCGGGTGCGAGGCTGGTTGTTTTTCGTATCGCCCTTAATCAAGATGAACCGGCCGTGCTTGCCCTTGGTCTTCAGGAGGCGGTAGAAATCATAGGCCTTCGACGTCACGGACTCGCCTTTGCCTCTGGCATAACCACCGGAGTCACAGGTGGTCATCATGACCGCCATCCGGCGCCCGCTGCCATCACTCAATGGGTACGTTTTATCCATCACCAGTTCTTCGATTTTTTTCCAGTCTTCCAGGTAACTGGCCGGCTTAATCGGCAACGGGTCACCGTCGTCGTCCACGCGGTCGGACTTTTTGATGTCGAAGCGGTCGATAACAGTGATGTCGAATGGCGTTCCGGGGGAGATCCCGTGTATCTGAACCACGAAACTCGATCGCTGCACGTCAATGTTTGCAGTGAGGAAGCGCACGTTTTCCGGAACCTCTTTTTCCGGCAGCTTGAACGCCATGCTTTTCAAATGTTCCGGGAATCGCACATCGCCGTCGCCTTTCGGGTAGTAAGGTTCGCCCAAGTCGTTGTTGAAGAACTTCTTCAGCGCCTCTTCGCTGTTGGTACGTGCATATTCATCCTGCGCAGTCAGGTAGCCGTCCACTAACTTCTTCCACGTCGTAAACGCAGCAGCTGTTCCATTCAGCCAGAAGGAGGCGATGGAGGTTCGAATCGGTGGCCCGAATATGCGGCCATTTTTATCGATCGCCTGGCCGTCTTTAACCCACCGACCCCATAACTGCATTTCGTGGCGGTCATCCGGGTGGATCAGGCTTCCGCAATGCGGGCATGCCATGCGCGTAGTATCTGCTTTGTCAAGGTTGTTCTGCAGGGTGTTATCCCACGTCAACAGCTTAAATGAACCGACGAAATACTCTTCGCAGTGTGGGCATGGCCAATACCATTTCCGGCGGTCTCCGCGGTTATACAAGGCCAGGATGCCGGTAGATGGGGGCGCCTCATGCAACGACGTCGGAATCCACTTAGGATCCAGGACAGGGCGGCTGGGGGAACTCTCAGCTACGGTCATCGCGAAGGAACCGAATGTGGTGGTACGTTTTGAGGCCAAGTCGAACGGGTTACCGTCGCCGTCGACGTCCTCTGGCATACGGTCGAAGTCGGTCAGCATTATGCGGCCAACGGGGCGTCCCGCCATTTCCGTCACGGACGGGTAACTCATGGTCAGGATTTGCCCGGTGGTGTAGTGCTTGTCGAAGGTGTTATCGGAGTCACGCTTTTTCATCAGCATGGCACCTACCTTCTTGCTATACCGGTGCATACGGTCGATACGACGGATGGAGAAATCTCGCGCTGCCGTACTGGTAGGGCAGTAGAGAATCATGTCCATCGGGTCGACCTTGATGCTGTATGCCGCGAAGTTCAGCAACAGGCACTGCGTTTTCGCGCACTGCGCCGGGCCGACGAAGGCGATCCCGCTCTTGTCCCGTGCGGTCATCGTGTCCATGGGTTCGACCATGTAAGGCGCGGTATCGTTGAGGTACGGGCCGACATAAGCGCCGGGGGTGTTCAGATAGACGTATTTCTCCGCCGCCTGGGAGACGGACAAACGTTCTGGCGGCCGGAAGAGTTCAGCAAGGCTGGCAATAATGCTGCCTACTGACCTATAACTCTTCGTCGTCGTTGCTTTCGCCATCAGAATCTCCGTCATCCACTGTTAATCGTTCGACCAATGATTTATGTAGGTCTGTCAACGCCCCGTCTATCAGTTTTCGCAGCGTTTCTCGTTGGCGGTCAGTAAACTCCGTCTCGCGCTCAACCGCATCACTTAAAAGCATGATCGACATTTTGCAAGTTTTAAACGCCTCGCCTACTTTATCGATTATTTTGCTGGTGGGCCAAAGGTCTCCCGCCTCCAGTTGAAATAGCTGCTTGCTGCGCTGGCCTGCCCAGAACTCTTTCGTCAGCATCTTCGGCAGCTCGTTGTGGTGCATTCGCGTTATGCGGTCTTCAATGATGTCCGGCGGGATGTCCGCGAGTAATGGCGCTACGTCATGCACGGCGTAGATGTTGTGGCCACTGCGGGTTCCGCAAGGCTGCACACCGTGGATGCGCTCTACGATAGTTCGGTGGTCTCGGCGAAAAAGGACGGTCAATTGGGATAGGTTGCATCCCTGATAAAGCATTGCCGCACTCGCTTCATCGAGGCTATTTTTTGCGGGCTTTTTTGCCTGGGTCATTGTGGATGTGCTCCGTTATTAAGTTCTGCAGGTCTTTTTCAGTCAGTAACATCAACGCCTGGATATGCCGTCGGTGATACACCTGCAGGCGCCGATGGCCACTGCGGTATTGCGCGTAAGTGGCATAGGCAACCCCCAGCAATCTCGCTGCAAATGTCGGCCCCATGGCGATGTGGTGTTCGAATTCAGTCAGGGTCTGGTTCACTGCAGGCGTCCTCGTATATGCATTGAACATATCACAAGTTAGCGGGGTTGCAACTTCAGGCAAAAAGAAACCCGCCGAAGCGGGTTAAAATGGGGGAATCCTAATATGACTATCTACTTAGCTTTTTGATGATATTCCCGCTGTAAAGGATAGTCAATCACAGTTCGTCATCGTCGGAGAAGGCCTCTTCGGCCAGGTCTATTTTAGCCGCTCTGTCTTTCTTCAGTTTGGCCCTAGCCCGTTTCAGCATTCTGAACAGCGCGTCCTGCGCGTCGTTCTTCTTCATCAAGGCCGCAATGACGAGGCTATCCACCGTGTTACGGCATATCAGGTGCTGAACGATTACCGGGTGTTGTTGGCCTTGGCGATCCAGGCGGCCTATCAGCTGCAGGTAGAGTTCCAGTGACCAAGGGATGTCGTAAAACACGATGTGGTGGCCACCTTTCTGTAAGTTCAAGCCGTGGCCGGCGCTCTGCGGGTGGACCAGGAGCATCGGTATTTTCCGCTTGTTCCAGAGGGCAACGGCCTTGCCTTCTCTGTCCATGGCCACGGCTTTCGGGAAGGCCTTCTTCAGGCGGTCAAGCGACGATTTGAAGTGATAGGAGACCAGGATGGGTTCTCCTTGTGCCTCCTCGTAAATGCGCTGCAGCTCGTCGATTTTATGGCTGTGCAGCTCGTATACCTTTTTCAGTTTTTTAACATCGCCCGTTGTCGCATCTTCGAGGTCAATGGTGTCGTAAAGAACGCCGGAGGCCATCTGCAGCAGCTTACTGGACAGGGCGGCGGCCGTCTCCGCTTCCACTTCAACTCCGTTATCTAGTTCTACGATGAACTCAGTGGCCATGGTTTTGTACAGGGACATCTGCTTGTTCGACATGTCGATCATGACGTTGTGGAACACCGGCTGTTGGAACTCCAAATAGTCCTCTCGTTTCATCACCAAGCAGATGTCGGAGATTTTATTGACTATCTCTTCCTCGGCGCCTGGGCGCAACGTGAACTTCCTGTTGTATTGGTTGTAAGTGAAATACCTGTCCTGGAATACTTTCATGTCCTTGCCAAGGCGCTTCCCCTGATCCAGTAGGTAAATCTGCGCGAACAGGTGCAGGTATGTTTCGGCCGCTGGCGTGGCAGTAAGTTCGTGCAGTCGCTTGATGTACCGACGGACGTTTTTCAGGGCGTTGAAGCGTTTCGTTGTATGGTCTTTCAGGGATGAACTCTCATCCACGATGACGGTATCGAAAGGCCATTTATCCAGGTAGATGTTCGCCAGCCACTCGATCTGCTCGCGGTTGATGATGAAGATGGGGCAGTTTCGCTGCATGCCCTCCGTTAGCGCGGTCATCCTTTCTTCGGCGCTGCCTGTCATCACCGTGAAATCGTAACCCGCTGTATGCTCCCAGAGGCGTATTTCATTTGGCCAGGTGGTATTGGCAACACGGAGTGGTGCTATGACAAGGACTCTGTGTGCCTTGAACTCTGACAGCAAACGAACGGCAAGGGTCAGGGAGATGATGGTCTTCCCCAGGCCCATGTCGATGAAAAGCGCGCTGAACGGGTTGTCGTACAGAAAATCGTGCGCATCCTCTTGATACAGGTGAAGCTGGTCTTCCGACAGCTCAACCCCAGAGAACCGATGGCGAAGAGTCTCGTAAAGGTCATTTGAGTACAGCATATGCGTCCTCCGCGTTGTCGATCACAAACACTTCTGCTCCGTGCAGTCGCATATCTTCGTGCCTTTTCTCCTGCTGACGGGTGGCCTTCTCTCCGGGTGCTTTCACCTCGATAAAAACGTGCCGGCCGCGCCGGATGAAAAGTCGGTCTGGAACACCACGCAAACTGGGGGACGTGAACTTGCACTGCCACCAGCCGCGCTTCAAGGCATATTTTCGAATGTCGCCTTCGACTTTTGACTCTCGGATAGCCATGGTTAATCCTTCTTGTAAAATGGGCCGGCCCATCCGGCGGCTTTGAGCGGGAGACCCGGTGCCCATGATATTTTATCCGTCATGCAGTGAGACAGCAGAGCAACCGTATGCACTTTGTCGTCTATCGGCTGTTCAGTAACGATCTCATCGTGGACGTGCATGACAATATCGAACCCGGCGCGGCTGGCTCGGATTAACCCGGCTTTGATGATGTCCCGAGCAATGGCCTGAACGAAGTTTTCCACCAGCTTACCGCCGTGGGAGTAGATGCGAACCCATTGACCTGTTTTCTGATCCTGCCCTTCATAGCTGAAGGTTTTCTTCATGTAAGGGCCGGTCTTTCCCTGGAATTCCTTCGTTTCTATGCGGGGCTTGAAATAGTACAGCCGACGGCCGCTCGGCAGCACGGCGCACAAATACGGCTTCTTCATTTCGAAGCGGATCACACCACACTGAACCGTGGCACCAGTGCGCACACACTTTTCCACGGCGCGTTCCAGGTCATACCACGTCTGAACGATCTCCGGGCATAGCTCGCGGAAAACTTTTACCGCGTAAGCGGACTCGTCTTGGCTCATGTTTACGCCCATGTTTTCAGCGTATGCCCACAGGCCTGTCTTTTTACCATCGCGCATCTCTCCGCCGCCGAGGCGGTAGCCGCAGCCCAAGGTCGGCGGTTTTGAGATGTTTCGTTCGGTCTTGGTAACCCGTTCGTATGGTTTATCGAAGAGATGGACACCAAAGGACTGATAAATGTCGTGATCGCGGGCCAGCACGCCCATCAGCCACTCGCATTTGCACATCCAGCCGATAACAACGGACTCGATGGACGCAAGGTCGCACACCCGCAGCTCTTTGCCTTCCTCGGCACGAATAGACGAACGTACCAAGCCGACCAGGGCTTCCATCGGCTCGCCGACATACAGGCTGAACATGTCGTAGTCACCCTGGCGAACCAGTTCGGTAGACAATTCCAGGTCGTCGTCCCCTTCAAGGAACTTCGGCGTGCGAGGGAGGTTCTGTGTCTGCAGCCGGCGGCCTGCCCACCGTCCTGTTCGACTGGCTCCGTGCATCTGCAGGGAGAACCGGAACCGGTTATCTTCCCCGCGCGCTACCTCGATCGCATTGTATTTTTTGATACTGATGCGCGAGGCGTTTTTCCGCACCGCCAATGCCTCGTTCATTTCTTTCTGAAGGCTTACTGGAACGTACGCGTCACCCAGGTCGTTTCCCCTCGCGCCTTCTGTAACAGGCAGTTTCCCGAGAGGTATGGAGACTATTTTTTTCACCGTATCTTTCTGGATGTCGCCGAACGGGTAGCCTCTCGCCTGCAGCCACGGGAGTAACTGAGGGGTGGAGTTAGGGTTGGCCAGTCCGGTAATCCGTTTCAGCTCGGCTATCAGCTCTTTTTTTCGGTGCGCCGCCATCCATATAGCGTTTTGCACGAAGTCCATGTCAATAGGAACGCCGCGGTCATTGATCTGCTGGTCCAGGGCGTAAAGTGCCCACTCGGACATCGGCACCGGGTACTTTATCAGCCGCCGCTTGATGGCTTTCTCAGTGTCGGTGTCTCGGATGTTATATCGGCAGAAAATCTCCCACAAATCAGGATCCGTCAGCGCGTCCCGCCAAATGTGAGGATTGTTTTTAGTCGGCTTTTGAGGGATGCAAAAAAGTCGGATCAGCTTTTTGCCATCCGCCATTTTTTGTTTATCTTCGGAAAGACCGACGTTTCGGCCTATCTGCTCCAGCGTGCCGGAGAACCCTTGCATATAGGCCAGCACCATGGTGCAGCGCCAGGATTCATAGTCGGTTTTTATCTTCAGAACACGCTGGGTCATCAGGCGCTCAAACTGGGCATTGAACGCCCACTTCTCCACGTCTGGGTCTTCCAGTGCTTCGCGCAGTTCGCCCGGCATGCGGCCGTTGTTGTAGTCCCAGTGCTGCGTGGTTCCGTCATTGATTGACCAGCTGGCCATCATGACTTCGGTATCTCGGTGGGACGAGTAACGGTCTATGCCTTTCGTCTTCAGGTCAACCGGCGATTTGCTCTCATAGTCGAGATTTATCGTGGTGGTCTGCGACATATCAGTCTCCCAAATAAAAATGCCCTCGCGAAGAGGGCAATAGAACTTCCATTGGTCATTTTGTCGGAGAAATTCATCTCCACAGTAGCATGCTGACCAGTGGCAAGCTGCCCGTATTACAGGTCGTCTTCGTCGTCGGTGAAACCACCGTCTTCGTCGTCGACGTCATCCCAGGCTTCTTCGTCATCGATACGCCCTTCGCCGAACGCTTCCCCGTCTCGCAGGAACTGAACAGCAACCAGGCTGGCATTGACGCGCTTGCCGTACTTATTGTCCTGGAACCAAGGACGAATAAGCACGTTTACATAACAGCCACCGTAGATCATATCCAGGGCTTCTTCCGGGGAGAGCACGGTTTTATCTTTACCGCGCACGCTTGGGCGTTTCGTTTCGCGCGCCGAGACGGTCCAGTAACCATCCTCTTCGTCGCGGGCAGAATCGTCCCCATTTCGGATAAACTTGCGATCAGAAGCGACTTTCGCGTTTTTGTTATCTGCCAGAACCTGGTTAATCCGCTCCACGATGAGGTCTTTGGCCTCTTTGTGGGTTTTCTTATCCAGAAGGCTGACCAGACCGTATGCCGGAGTACCGCCGTCCTCGCCAGAGTATGGCTTATCGAGGTGGGGGAACGAGGCACGAACGGCGTCAATGCGGATACAACCGTTGGTGTACAACACCGCATTTTTTACTTTTTTAGCGACTTCTAAGGCCATGTGATATTCCTTTTATTCAGGTTTCGTGGTTTCGTGGTTTTCGGTTTCGCGGTTTTCGGTTTCGTGGTTTTCTGGCTACAGGTCATCATCCATATTGTCGAATGCGTCCCCGGCCATGTCTTGTATTGCTTCCCTTTTGTCATTCTCGGGCGCCATCGTTGGCTTCCCTGGCTTGGCATACACGATTTTCTTCATAAGGGATGGCATGTCAGCCATGCGGTACCCTTTCTTCCGAAGTCGTTTTTCTGCTTCCGCCGGCGAGATCATTTTACGTTCGTAAATCTCACTCGCTTCCAGACCCAGCCACTCCAGCTCTTCTACGGCGCGCTTCTCGTTAATGAAATCACGGGACTTGCGGCCATCAACCAGCTTGTAGCCGGGTACTTTCGCCCCGTCCTGCAGGCGCTTTTCCAGCTCGTCCTCGATAGACTTCCACCACATCTCCGCCAGGCGGCGATAGGGTACGAGGATGGCCATCTGCTCCACCGTCAGATCACTCGGCGAAACAAATTCGAGTTTATACGGTTCCAGGTCATCTGTAATCCGGCGTTTCAATCTTTCGACGTCCTGTTCAGTTTTGTCTTCTGTCAGGTCATCGAACGCCAACGACGCCAACTCTTCCTGCAGCTTGGCTTGTGCTCCACAGGTGGCTTTGACCTTGCACCACCGGCATCCTTTCACTGACGGATGACGAGGAGCGTTGACCTTCCATGCAGCCGCTGCAGTTTCGCGGAAATACGGCTCCCACGATAGCAGTTCCTCCCTGGAAATCACCCACGTATCGAAATTATCCATGCGGGGTTGGCCAATGCCGATGTCGATTTCCTGAATGTCGTAAATATCGTCGTATTCGTAGAACGCACCGAGGGCATACAGCAGAGCCTGGGTGTTTTTGAACGCTTCAACGTGAACACCAGCACCGTATTTCAGGTCTCTGATCCACATCTTGCCGTCCAGTATCGCGATGAAATCCGCAGTACCTGTCTGGTTAGGAATCGGCATCAACTTCGAAAAGTCGACCCGGCGTTCGATATAATGCTGCCCCGGAAGGAACCTCACCCAGTCGACGTATGTCTTGATGAAGTCCATCATGATGACGTCGATTTCTATCTCAAACCGCTGGCCGTTCTCTTCCACGATTTCCGTGGTTCCGATCAGATGCTTTGGCTTCACGCCAGTTTTCAGCCACTGCTCGGCAATGGCGTGCGCCACTGTTCCTTCGGCGGCTTCGAACGACGTCTCATCTGGTGCGAGCAAGTTGGGGATGAGAGAGCCGGCACACGTTGACCACATAGCACTGCCGGAAGGCCCGTAAACAGAGTGCCCGTTTCGATCGGCTATGAGTTTATCAAGGTCAAGTTTGTGCTCGGTCAAATTTTACCCCTTCTGACACAAGGCCCACCGAGCGGCAGGCCTTGTTTGTTGCTACTCTGAAGATCTCAGGCCTTACAGACCGTCTTCTTCTTCTTCACCGTTAGCACCGTCGTCAGCTGCAGAAATTTGCGCTGCCGCTGCTGCCACGATTGCATCGTAGTGCTCTGGAGTGATTTCAGCCATTTTGGTGAAGCCACCGTTTTCAGACATGATAGTACGAGCAGCGTCGATACCGAATGCGGCCTTAACTTCGCCCAGAGCGGCGCTAACTTCAGCCTTGGTGGCTTTCGGCTTGGAGTTGGTGGTTTTTTCTTTGGTGGTAGTGCCAGTCTTAGCGGTGGTGGTTTTTTCTTTGGTAGTTGAAGCCGCAGAACCGCCTGCTGCACCGCCGGAAGACGCTTGGGTATTAGCATTCAGTGCAGCGATCAGGTCAGACAGGCCTTCGATTTGGATTTTTACGATAACTTCAGACATGGTTTCTTCTCCGAAAATGACTTAACAGGTTTTTGAATTAGGCGACTCTCGTTCGCCGCCAAATCAGAATGGCCTATCACAAATTTCTTGTCAAATACTTTTTCACATTGATTTTAATATTTCCTATAGAGTAGGATGTTTCCCATTACTGCTAAAAGAGAGAAAGAGAGGCTGCATGAAGAATTTTCCTTTACCGGGTTGGGTGACCGACCCTTTGCTTTCGCCATCTGACCGATACCTGGCGCGCTGCCGGTTTATGTTCCGTATCGCTGCAGCCTATATGGGCGAGAAAGGTGGCATATCTACAGTGTGCCGTGCCTGCGGTTATGCCAGTGACAATGCTTTATACTCCGCGCTCAATCGACGGACGATCCCGCCGGCCGTTCCGCTGGCCATCGAAGCTATCGTCGGTAAGGATGTTATTTCCAGAGAGGATTTTGAACGTCTGCCTAATGAAATCGACCAATAAAGTGGGGCGGTAATGGACGATAATCTGCATAAAACCAAGCTGGCAGAGGTGTGGCCCGAGTTGTTGGAGAACGGGTACAACTTCCTGCCGCTGAAATTCAAGACGAAACGGCCACCGTTTGATGAGTGGACGGAGTATAAAGCGGACTCGAAACTGGCCAAGCGCTGGGAGAAAGAGTTCAAGAATGGCGGCGCCGGGTTGAATACCACCTATACGCCTGCCGTGGATATTGACGTTTACGATGACGCCATGGCTTCTGCACTCCAGGAGCTGGTGGAATTCGACTATGGCATTACGCCGGTACGTTTCGGCCAGGCGCCGAAGCGGTTGATGTTGTTCCGCACTGATGAACCGTTCACCAAAATGTCGTCTGGCACCTGGATGTCGCCAAGCGGTCACGCCAGCAAGATAGAAATCCTCGGAGAAGGCCAGCAGCTGGTGGCTTTCGGCATCCACCCTGACACCGATGAGCCATATTGGTGGGTTGATGGCAAGGATCCGACAAATACCGATATTTCCGAACTGCCGATGCTGACTGCAGAAGATGGCCGCGCCATTTGCGACGCTTTCGATGTGATGGCAGAGGAAGCGGGGTGGAAACCTAAGCTGAAGGCCAAGAAATCCCGGAAAGTGGCGGCCAGCATTGGAGAGGATGACGCTTTTGGCCTGTCAGACGCCGATTTGGTACGGAAATGGGACGGTTCGGACGACGAATTAGAGCGTTTGGTAATGCTCATTCCGGGGTATGAGGACTATCAAACCTGGATTGAGATGATTGCAGCGCTGCAAATTAGCGTTGAAAATCAAGAATTAGCATACGATGTAGCCCTGAAATGGTCGGCCCAAGCCTTCAATTTCGACATGGATTCCTTCGAAGACAAGTGGGAAAAGGGTTTCCACCACGACGGTGACTCGCTTATCACCCTAGCCACGTTCATAAAACAGGCTCGGGAGATCGAGAAAGAGCAGGCAGCACTCGTTGCAGAGGAAATCATTCCACTTTTCGAGCAGGCAAACTCGAAGAAGGAGTGGATGGAGGCCGCTGACCGGTTCAAGCGTGAGGCTATCTTCGGTGTGGCACGAAACGACGTGCGAGCGGTGGCCATCGAGGCCTTCAAACGCATTTTCAATCGCCCCCTTGACAAGGCCGAAGCGAAGTCATACCTGGACTACCGCCCGAACGCCGATGACCTGCCAGAGTGGCTCAAGCCATGGGTACTGGACCAAGTGGCTGGATCATTCGTCAACCGGAACAACGCCATTGAAGTTCTGCCCGGCGCATTCAATATGGCCAACCAGCGTTTCGTGTCTTCGGACAAAGAAGGCGGCTCCTTACCGGTAGACTTGGCCACGAAGATTTTCCCTGTGCCGGTAGTGGATGGCCAGCGTTACGATCCGTTGCACCATGGTGACCTGCCGAACAACGAATGGAAGCGTCACTGGAAGCTGCCGGGGGTCGACCTGTTCAAAGACGAACTGGGTCGCACGTTCCTGAATACTTTCAACCCGGACACCCTGGCGAAAATGCCGGACGACTTCTCGAAGCAGGAGTTGAAGGCGATAAACACGCTGAAGGACTTCTTCTTCGTGCAGTTCCCGGACGACAAGGAACGCCGGTACGTTCTGGATTGGCTCGCCTGGGTAATCGCCAACCCTGGGCGCCGCGTGGATTACGCTCTGGTCATCCGCGGTACCCAGGGTTCGGGTAAATCCATCATCGCCTCGATGCTGAAATGCCTGCTTGGCCATACCAACGTCGACGTCGTGAACAACAAGATTTTCCAGGGTAAGTTCACCGGGTGGACAGAAGGCGGATTGGTCAAGGTGCTGGAAGAAGTCTCGGTTCCTCGCCACAAGTACGATGTGATTAATGACCTGAAAGACAAGATTACCAACCCCTATATCCCGTGTGAACGGAAAGGGGTGGACTCCTTCGAAATCAGGAACACCGCATCCTACATAGCGTTCACCAATGACCCGGCGGCACTGCCGATCGATAACGAAGACCGCCGCTGGCTTATCGTGGAATCGTACTTCACGAACACCGATGTGCTGAACGCGTTCAAGCGCCAGGATCCGAACTTCTTCCGTCGTATGGATGCCGCATTCCGGCGCTACCCCGGTGCGTTGCGTAAGTGGTTTTCTGAGTGGGAGTTCAGTGAGTCCTTCTCCCATGACGCCGGCCAGGCGCCGAGGGATACTGCAGCGCGTGATTACATGATTGACTATGCGGTGGATGACATCACACGGTCGATTAAAGAGGCAACGTACAGCGGCACCGTGCGCGGCGTGAGTAATGCCCTTATCTTCCTGCCCGACCTGAAGAAGTTCATCGTCGATGCCATACCAGAACGCGAAATAGGCCGTACCAGTGCTATCAATCGCCGCCTGTCTGACCTGGGTTACAAGAAGGTAGGAACGAAATCGTGGTCCAGGGTGCGTGTCGATGGCGAAGAGGGGTACGTTTATGCCCTCGACCCGAGAAAATGGATGAAGGAAGACGGAAACCCCGACCCGGAAAAAGTGAGAAACCATTTCGCAGAGCACAATAAAAACGAAGAAGTCGCGTTTGATGACGTCGATGACGATTTATAAAACACGATTTTCTCGATAAAAAGAACCGCCTCCGGGCGGTTTTTCTTTTTCTGCGGAAAACAGACTGGTGTTATAGACCGATTTCACATGATCGATTACCGATGACCGGTGCTATGTGACCGCTGAAAAATTTCGAGGGAAATCGATTTATATGACCGATTTCACCTGAAAAACGCTGTTTTGGCCAGATCGCCCTAAGTTGCAATTTCCAGCTTAGGGTGCGTCATGTCCATGAAACAAAACAGAAAACACCCTTTCCCCTACGTGCCCTAAGTTGCGAAAATTCCGTATACGCGTAATGCGATGCGATACACGATACCTGGCATATGCAATATCCGATTATCTCTTTCTGTATACACGCTTAATTTCTTCTTTACTTAGGGTACTTAGGGTAAAAGGAATAAAAGGTAAAGAAATCAGTTAGAAAGAATGCCCTAAGTTGTGCCCTAAGTTGTGCCCTAAGTTGAAATCGGCCTTCTAACTTAGGGTGACCGCGAAAAACAACCTGGTGCTATGGCCGGTTCGGCAGCAAATGAGAAATCGAGGCTCCGCGCCCCCGCCCTGCTGAATCAAAGGCTTGGGAGTACCTTTTGACCGATGTCATGCCCTCCTCTTTGACCGCTACCCGGAGACCGGGCAGCCTAGATAAATAATATTTAATTAATACTCATTGATTGTTATGTAGTGATACGTGCATACAGCACACCAGTAACGCACCACCTACCCATGCACACCACACACCCAGACAATCCTCCATCAGGGCGCACCATGTACAGCAGCCATCAGGGCGCACCACCAACCAACCCACACACCAGCCAGACAATCAGCCATGCATGCGCACCACGGCACCCATAACACCCCCTATCACAGGGACGCAGGGGCAGCGGATAGAGGTGATCACCTGAAAACCTCCTGAGAGGCTCGCTATCGAGTTCAATCAGCCAGGCTATAGGATGGCCAGGGTAAGGCGTAGTTATGCGATTCTAGGTAGGTTCTACACGCCTAGAATTCGACTCAAAGAAGGGATTTAAAACAGATATGCAGATAGCACCAACAAAAAGCCCGCATGGGTAGCGGGCATAGGTGATCATCAATTGGGGGTTTTATTGGGCGGGTGGTGTGCCATCAGGTGCAGGCGTGGCAGTCTCACAAGCGGCTACCACTAGACCCGGTTCGGCTGCGTATTTAGGCAGCTGCTGCACGCACTCCACGTATGTGGGGCGCATATCACGCACCCAGTCATCACAGCTATCCGGTGTTCCCGGTGCGGGTGTGGTGCAGATGGTCAGAACGATTGCCCACTGAATGATCATAATGCGACCCCTTTTGCAGGAATGGCGCGTTCAACGACAACCACGTCTACCAGCTTATGCCCCAGCTGATAAGAGTCGCCGAATAGCGTTGTACCCATGAATGCCGATTGTTTGACGTCCAGAATGCCCACGGTGCGATCTTTGCCCGCATGGCGTACGACGTCCCCTACGCGAATTTCAGTAATGTGTTTTTGAATAACCATGATTTACCCCTGATTAAAAATAACCGGCTTCAGTCATCAGTTGCACAAATAGCAAGGCGAATCCCCCACCTACAACAAACGACGCAACGACGGACAGAAACCCGGATAATGCCGTATCTCTAACAACATGAAATATGGCGGAAACGCCCGCGCCTACTAACACACAATTCACCAACAAGGCCGCCAGATAAACAGCAAACATAATCACTTACCCCCTGTAAACCAGCCAATCAGAAACCCTAGCAGCACGAATGCCACCACGAAACAAACAAGGCCGGTTAACGTCTCAAATCCGGCAAGCGCTAACAGCGTTTCCATGGTCATATCTTATCCCCTGCACACGGCAGACCTTTAACCAGATCCCCATCCTCATGGAACAGAACCGCGCCGTAACCCATGGCAACAATCTGCCCCACGTTGGCAATCAGGCGCGGGGACAGGCCAAACTGCTGCAAAGAGTCCGCCCAACATGGCGCGGAATACGGTTGCAGCTGCACGCCTACCGGATGGTTGATAATCCAGTACGGGCAATCATCGCCGTCCGATTCTTCCCGGTAGGCGTGCGCTTTGAGCAGCTGATAATCATCAAAAGACACATGATCGGTGCTGGCTATCAGCGTCTTGAATTCACCCAGACAGGCGGCGACGGCTTTCGCCTCCTCCTCTTTCAACGCGCCCGATTTAGCGGCGTAGCTTTCCAGCCACTTTAAGGCGCTGGCGGATGGCGAATGATGATCATTTTTGGTCAGAATATCCGACGCCAAATGAGACGCGCACATGGTTATGTATTCGTAGCAAACCACGGAATCAGGCGGCGCGGAAAAGCGCTCATCGCCGTAAAGGTAATCCATGGCATCAACGACAGCCGGAACCACCATGCCGACAATTTCCCGGTCGCCGATCCCGGTCTCATCATAGATATTGTAATCACGGTTACTCATGCGGCGGACAGCTTCAATTGCCTGTTTTGCGCCCAATGCGCCAGCACCTGCAAACGCGGCTAATTCAATCGCAAACCGGGTATTGATATTTTTGAATTTCACGGCAAACCCCCTTACATAATCCAGTAGATGAGAGCAGCGGCGGCACCATGGCACGCCACGCAAAAGGAAATCAAGTGCGCCCACACGACGCGGTTAGAGAAGCGATCCAGATAGTTAATTACGCACATATTCAGAACCCCGCCGTGTTACGTGTTAAAACGATTTCCTGCCCTATCTCGCTAAATTCCAGAGTAGGCCACGCCCGCCCGTTATAGGACAGAAACACAATTTCATCGCCGCATTTGATGGCACCGTTAGTCCATTCGCTTGCGCCTTTTCCAGAGTCATCCCGCAATTGGTTGTAGGCATTGCGGGCGGCTACGGCATCAGTGAAACCATGGTACAAACGAGAACCGATCAACAGGTCGAACGCCCCGCCTACCGTGTCCGCCAGATAGGCCGCCCAAATGGATTCTTGCGTTGGGTATTCCACGTCAAGGGCGCAAACGAAATGCCATTCACTGCCTATCAGTTCCGCCAGCTGCCCCGCGCCCGCCTCATCCAATGACCACGAATAATAGCGACCGTCATCAGCCGTAAAACGGACTTCAGAGGGTTCTAGTTCGCTTTTGAATGCATCGCTATCAACGTCAAAATCAGGCTTTGTAACGGCCTTGTAAGAGGCATTCAGAGCGGCTAAAACCTTTTTGATGCGGGTCAGTCCGTCCGCGTCCGGGGTGTTGACGTCCACCAGCGCAGACCACGCCACCGCCGCGCTGTCATGGTTGCAACCCACCAATGCAGCGATAAAAGGGGCATACGGCATGCACAAGCACCGCGCAGCCGCTACAACATCGTTGGGTGTCGTCCCGGATTTGCGAGGGGTTCTTTCCGCCTGCGACAGATAAGAATCCGCCTCATTACGTCCGTAAATGCGTGCCACGGCGTGATATAAGCGGTTGCTGTTCGGACACTCTGGGGTTTCGTCGTATGACTCATTAACCTCTAATGCCTGCTGATGCAAAACAGCCATCGCCCGCGCTTCTTCCCGCACTTCAATGGTCGCAGACATCATGAGATCCCAAAAAGCGGTTTTGCGGGTGGTTTTAGTGTTGGCTACGCGGTCAGCGTAAAAGCGTATGCGTTCAATATCATGCGACCCGATCACCTGTTCGGTGTAGGCGTGCATGTTCTTGGCGATGTGAGCACGGGCGGCCTTGATGGTTTTGCGCCCGTGATGCACGTCCGACGCGGCGGACAGAAACAGGCTGATGATTGATTCTGATGTGATGTAGTCCATGTGAACCCCTGTTAGTCAATTAATGTAAATCCGATAAGATGAATTTATCACTAGATAACAGGGTACACAAGTTTTTATTGCACTATTTATCTAACAGCCTTTTTAAATCTTCCAGATCATCCGCATCCGGTGCCACGATGGACACCACGACACCCGCCAGAATGACGACGATAGCCGCGTTGACCAGATCATCCGCCACCAGCCAATAACGGCCAGCCACCACCAGACCCACCAGCGCCACGGCACCGGACAACAACAGGCGCAAGAACATTTTGAGTTTAAATTTAAGCATCTTGTTTTACCTTTTCAGCGGCGGTGATGAGAACATGAGGCAACGATAACCCCACGGAATTCGGCGACCCTTTCCAGTTTCCGCAAGGGCGCACGGTATAACACCACGTGCCATTGATAATGCATGCCCCAACGCGGGCGACGGTTTCCGAACCGGCCAGGCTATCAACACACACCAAATCGTAATCACCGGGCACGGAACCGCACACCATGCGCAGCTTCACCTCACGGTTAGCCAGGCGAACGACAACGGGTAAAACTGCGTCGCGGTTACCCATGGTTAAACGTCCCGATGATATGCACGTCCTGTGCAACGTCGCAGCCATCAATAGCACCGTCGCTATTCAGGTCAGCCAATGCAGCGGCGGCGGCTTCTTCAGGCGTATTCCCTGCTGCCAGATATAACGCGTTGGATTCCCACCCGTCGGGGGTCAGTTCGACGTTATACAGATTCGCGCCAGTGCCTACGATTTCAGCGGTAACGGTTAAAGTTTTCATTAGTCTTTCCTTTCATCAGAAACGGAAACGCGGGAATAAACCACCGATGAACCGATCGGCGTAGTGATTGATGACCGATAAGTTCTAAGCCGGTGGCGCGGGTTATACAGTTCTTTTCGGAACCACCGGATCGCGCTTTCATCGTTTTTCGCGCTTCTTACGCCGCGCGGCCAAATAGGGCGATGGCGAAAATCATAAAACAACCCATTTGCGCGGATACCGTATCCCCTGCGCGGGCTATAAATAACTTCCACTGTGATTTCTTCCATGGTGTAGCCTCTCAGTGAACCAGTTTTAATGCGCCTACTAGCATTTCCGCGCAGCCGATCGCCCGCATGCCTTTGACGCCTTCAGCAGCGGCAACATGCCAGCCGCCGCGCTTGTATTCGATCCGGCAATCCGGGCGGGTCAGTACGACGTTATCACCCGTTGCCATGGTAAACCCTTTCGCCTTCCAGTAGCCGCGCCACCGGGTAGCCTCGCTGCGTTGTTGTGCGGGTGTGCGTGCCATGGCTAGACCTCCTTCAAACCATCACGGAACGCCTGCCCCACGATGTCCCCGAACCGGTCGACGTCGTTACAAACGTTAAAGGCTTCACTCAACATCGGTATCAGATAGCCGATAGCGCTTTGATCGGGAACAGATCCCCCGTTGTCCGGGTCAGCCATGAAATCAGCGACCCATTCGCCGAACATTTCTACGACGTCATAGCCCCATACTACAGAACAATTATCATGATGATCCGCGATGGCGTCGTAAACGTTTTCCAGCGCCACGGCTAATGGCAATACAGATTCCAGCAATTCAATTTGCCCGCCACCGTGCAAGGAAAGCGCGGTCTGATATTTGTCCGCGTCATTCGTAAAACCCATAGTGAAAAACGAAACCGCCTGAACGTATGACATAGTTAATTGTTTCATGATGACCCCTTAAACTGATTTCCAAATGCCGTTAATTTTTTCAGCCACAATAACCGGCGTGTATCCGCCATTACTGCGACGCGAAACTTTCTTGTAACCGTGGCGCGTGGCGTAATTCTTAGCGCCGCGTTCTGTATTAGAAACGTCGGAATGGTGGCCTGTAGAATCAACTACGCCGTAAACAACCGGAATATAATTAGACATTGGCACCCCCTGCCTTTAACCATTTAGCGAACGCACGCGGGTATTCTTTTTCCGGGTTTACCAAATTATCCCGGACATCATGAAAAGGATCGCGGTATGCGCCCCCGCGAAAAATCATAACGTCTGTTGCCTCTTTCCCTTTGAAGTCTAAATCACGATTAGCATCAATACGGCGCAAAACTTCTTTTCCGTATCTCAATCTTACATATTCGCGGAATAGTTCCCACGATGCAAAAAGTCCAGAGTCATAATCAAAAGTGAAATTAGTATTGCAGGCACGACACAACATTTCTTCCAACAAACAAATATCCGGGAATTCAACTTTTCCAGAGCGCTTGATAGTAGTCTTTTCAATAAACATTTCCCCCATTGCAAAGAAAATGTCATCAAGGGAAACCCCCGCCGATTTAAGGCAGGAATCTTTATGCGATAAAAAAGAGTGCATGGCAGCGGACAAAGGCAAAACCGCAAACGAGATTTCACTCAATACGATATACTTGCTAGTTTTTTCTGCCAGTTTAGGGAAATCTTTATGCCCCACGGCACCCGCCACCATAAAAGCAGCCATCTTTGATACTATTTCGCGGCGTTTCATTTCATTTGCCCTCGCTCAAATCAACAACAACCGGGTTGGCGTCTTTCCAATCCGCATCAGTGCGCAGCACTTCAAACACGCAAGCGCTATCCGGCTGACCCTGCTCAATACGTTTTTGGAAATACTGAGAGGCAACAATAGCGGCGGCCTCCTCATAAGAATTAGCCTCGACATCAACCGACCATTTCACGATGAAATTTTTCATACTAAGCCACCAGCAATAAAGTAAAAGGATTGTTTGAGCACGCCTTAACCCACAACAACTACAGAACGAAACGGCGATCCGAATACCGCAACGCCGCCATAAGATCGACGCGTAGCGATCTCTAAATGAGATGGCATCCATCCAGTGGAACGGCCTACATAAAACCGGCGTTTCATACCTGTTGCATCCACCACTTCTACCCGATCACCCTCTTTGCCCACCAACTGATCAGATAAGAACGCGTCGCATCGGGTTTGGGTGCTAACGGCGTGGTGACGGGCAGCACAAATAACCGCATCGCAAGCGATAAAATGCTTCTTAGTCCCGACACGCGATGGGATTGTGAATGTGGTAATATCCACACCGCACGCATTCATCCATCCTAGAAGTGTCACCGCCATGTTATTAAGGTTGTCAAACCCGTAGCAACTCACGGAATTAGCCCCATTATTTATTACATAAATACGTTGATCTTTATTGATTGAATTAAGTTTCATATTAAGCCACCAGCAATAAAGTAAAAGGATTGTTTGAGCACGCAATAAGGCGACCCGTTTTGCGTTCACGCAGATAAACCGATTTGCGCCCGAAACATTGGCGGATTTCAGGGCGGCAACGTCTGAGAACGGCGCGTACATCGTGCAGCACATACAGCGCTATTATCAGGCAACCAATGATTGAAATAATCAGCATACACGCCCCACTTTTAAATTATCATCGTCGCCGTCAATGATTCCGATTAACAAGGCACTAAATGCGTTTTCACTATATGCCGCATGGAAGCCTTGCGCGGTGTAATCATCGCAACGCAGGAAATCAGAAACGCAATGGGTAACGCCTTCAACAGTGAAGAATATATAATCAGACAATTCGTCATCCGAAATCCAATCATAATCCGCCCGCACATCGTCCGGTAATTCGTGCCCGTAAATTTTCTGACAGGCTTCCGATAAAACGTTAATGGTCGCCATGGTTAAACCCCCTTCAAAGTAAACAGGCGGTCACCGTCGAACGTCTGGACGTAATCGGCGATGGCATACTGACATTGATGTTCTGCTGCGATGTCATTTATTGCCTCTAACATCACATCAGCGGCGAAACGTGCGCACTGCTGAATATCAGACGCGTCCGATATAGCGCTAGAATAGTCAACCATGATCCCCTTTTTAACCAACCACGAAAAGGCTTTCATTCTTGCCGGTTTCGTATCCGTTGCTGACAAGAACTTAACAGTTATTGCCATGTGCATTGGCGGGACGTCCGGCACGTAATCCACAATAAAGCACCAGCCGTTATCCGGCATAGGGGCGGCCTTAATAACTGCCCACTTTACGCGCCCGGATTTATTCAGACCGGCAACCAATTTTTCAGCAACGAAAGCATGATTATCTTCACTGCTTAAAGCGTGTTCGTATTGAGCGGACGCCTTACCATTCCAGCAAACGGCCGTAATACGGCTAGACCCTTTTTTATATTTAGTGATAATAGTTTGCATGGTAATCCCCTTATTTATAAAAGTGTTGTTTGATGAGTCCGATACGTTCGGCACCGGTATTATTCGCGGACAACAATTTAATAATATGCCCTACCATATCAGACAATTTCGCATCGCCTGCGATCGCGCTCCAACCGTGGTTACCAGACCGCATGGAGGCCAACACACGAACCGTTTCCGGGTCACCTTGCATTTTCTTTATTTGCAGGGCTTCCAGTCGCCCACCATGCACCGCTTTATGTGCGGCGGCCATATCATCCGACGGGGTAACGACAACCATTAAATCTGATTTAATCCAGAATGAAAAAATCCCATGTTCCGAATAATCGTAATTACTACCAGTGGGCACATAAACAATTTTTGCATCACTGATATAATCTGCCGCCGGGTTCACTTCAGAACCGCCGCCCGCAAAACATGAATGCGTGAACAGTTTCGGTTTTGTTTCAGTCAATGAGGTGGCCTCTTTCTTGATCATCGTGTAACCCTCTTTTCGATTTGTCCGCGTTCTGCGGTGATGTGACTAATGTAGTGCGATAAAAACTTTATTGCAAGCATTTTAGTAAATCATTTGTAAAGCCGCCGTCCCGCCGTCCCGGTGATGAAACGGACGCGCGATCCTTTATACGCTTATCAAGTAGCACGTCATCGACGGTGCGCAACAACTCCTCAAAATGTGGTATGTCAGCGGCTATTTACAGAAACCCATCGGTATAGAAAAACCGGCAGGCACCATCACCGACACCCCGGCCTTACTTCAGAGACCCAGCGTGATATGAAAAATTCTGAAATTCCGTTCGAATGAAAACCCACATCCACCTGGCCGACGGCAGGCGCCCCGGCCTTACTTCACAGACCCAGCCCGTCCTCCCGGATTACTTCAGCACCCTGGCCGGTCAAGCGACACGAAGAAATCGGCAGGCGCCAATCACCCTGGCTGTATATAGAAGGACCAGGACCGTTCGGCCTTACTTCAGCACCCTAGCCGGTCAAGCGGAAATCCCAGGAGTAGGCGACACAAAAATTTATCTTTCAAACTGGTTGCATTCAAAAGTTGTATCCTCTAATCTTCATTCACCGCTTCACTTAACTCAGGAATACAGAACACCATGACGAAACTAAACGACACCCTGGAATCAGAACTGGACGCCAGTTTGATGCAACCGGAAGACGGCGTGCTGAAGGTGGACCGTTACGCCACCTCCCGCGCCCGCCTCATCTACCAACTGGAAGTTGGCCAGACGTACACCGAGACAGCCATCGCGCCAGATGGGCTGACTCCGGGCCAGTTGCGTGAGTGGATGACCGGTGACCTGCTGAACCAGCGCCGGGTGATCCAGGGGTGTGCGAGCCGCGTCGTCAAGAACTACCCGGAGATGACGTTCACGGTGGAGACCGGCTCCTTTATCTCTTCCCAATACCGCACGATGGTTTCGATCATCGTCATCCGAACCACTTAAACCGGTGCGCCGGGCAGACTGCCGAAAGAGCAGCGCCGGCACGCAGGATACCCGCGCAGGGATTGACCCCTTCGCAAATCACGTACCACCCTTATCGGAGAAGTAAAATGAACGAACTCATGCAGAAAATGCAGCAGTTGCACGAATTGAAAAATAACGTAGCCTTCCTTGAGAAAACTGCAGAAGGGAAGATTATCAGTCTGATAATTACGGAAGGTGAACGTAAAGGGTCGACGCTCACCCTCGTCCCTTTCGGAAATTTCGACTCATATCCCATGGTATCCGACCTATTCAGCTGCAAGGAGAACGAAGACCTGCTGCGGGAATACATCAGCAAGGTTGCGGAACGCGCGGACGTCCGTCGTCAAGAAATCCAGGCAGAAGTATCAGCGCTGATGATCGAAGAGGCCGTAGGGCTGAAGCAGGACCTCTGGCCACAAGGCCAAGGGGCGACGACGGGCAGGGGCAGCATGGAGACAGAGAACCGCAGCAATACGCCAAGGTCGAAACCCTCTCCTATCGTCCCCGGAGAACCCACCCCCTGCGCAGTAGGCCGGTCTACGGGAAAGCCAACCACGATCTCCTTCGAAGAGCTGTGTGAGCAAGCCCGTCGAGTACCGACCGCATTGGTCGGAGACATCGTGAAGAAATACCACCGCAGCGGCCAACTGAGAAATGTACTGGCACAAGACTGGCCAAGCCTCTGGAATTCACTGGAAAAACGTATCCGTAAAACGGCGACGGCCAAGAAAGCAGAGTCCTTTAATGACGACGAGGAGTTCTGATCATGAGCAAACCTCCATCACCAAACCGTAAACTGGTTCTCGATGTAATCCTGTCCCAGCCGGGGTGCCACGGCAGCGATGTACGGGAAGCATTAAAGCACACCGTCTCCGCTGGTAACGTCTCCAACACCCTGACCAACCTGTGCCGCGACGGCGCGATTGAGAAGACTGGCCGCGTACCGAATATCCAGTATTGGCCACATGGCCGCACGCCGAAAGCCCGGCTCATCGGTACCACCGCTATCGCAGAAAACCCGGACGCCCCCGGTGCCGAGATCAAGGTCGAGCTGAAGCACATGTTCGACAAGATGAGCGTGCATATTGTCAGCCTGGCTATCCTGACCGAACTGATCTCCGTCTCCCGTAATGCCACGGAGAAGTATTACAAGATGACGCCGGAAGGCAGTCACGAAAGAGCGCGCATGCAGGAAATTCTGCAGCGCATGAACATGGTCGATGACCTGATGAAAGGGGCCGCGGCATGCCAACTAAAGAACCAAAAATAACCCAGGCACAAGGCATTATCCTGACCGGGTTCACCGGCACTCTGATGTGCGAATTCAGCGCATTCCATGGAGACCTGGAAAAACGCCTGGGCCGGCCCGTCTTCACTCACGAAATTCCATCACTGATCTCCAGCGGGGAAGTAAAGAAAGCGTACCGGGAAGACTTTATGCTAATCACCAAAGGAACCGCAGAATGACCGACACCAAGAACATCCCGCAGAACGAATGGCGCTACCTGCCAGAAGACCTGCTGACCCACCTCGATGACTTCCGTAATGCGGTGCTCATCGCCATGGACTGCTGCAACGCCAACGGCACGGTTTCCCTGCCACCGGAAGACCTGTCGTACTGGGAGAAGCAGCTGCAGACCCTGGATCGCGTTAAGTCAATCGTCACCGGGAACAACGCCTACCTGACGGAGATGACGCCGGTAGAAGCGGAGACGCTGGTGGCCAACGTTGAGTCCCGCAGCAACGAGCAGATCGAGCACGTCACCAAGTTCGCCGTCGGTATGGCCATGATGAACATGGGCATGCGCCAGTTGGAGGTATCGACCGAAGACCTGCAGACCTTGATCAACCAGTACAACCTGGACATGTCGAGATCTACAGGACAGGGGGACGTACTGATGTATACCCTGCAGCACAAGGACGAGAAAATCGAAGAGCAGCGCGTGGCCAACGGGTACGCCTCGGAAGCCGGTCAGTTCGACAACTACGTCGTCGACCGCTTGGCGCAGCTGCTGAAACAACGCCTGGCTGAGAAGCGGATGGCAGGCAAGGCCGGATGGCAGGACAAGGAAGACTGCAGTGCTGACGTTCTCCGTGCCGGTCTGCAGCGCCATCTCGATGAGACAGGCGACCACCTGAACGCCATCGCTTATCTGATGATGTTGCAGTTCCGAGGCGACCATCTCGGCATCGCGGAGCTGGAAGCATGAGCATCGCTGACCGCAACCCATGGTACGGCAAGGACGCCGGCCTAGCGGCTCTCCTGGATCAGAACTCCCTGATGACCGAACTGCAGCACGCGGTGGCCGACGTCCTGACACGGGCAGAAGAGATGGCCCTGAAGGCTTACTTCGCTGTAGACGGCAGTATGGAACACGCCACGGCCGCAGAACAGTTGCTCACCGTGCAGCAACAACACATCCAGGCGGCACGTGAACGCTTCATCGAGGCCTTCGCGCACCTCCGCATAACCACCAGCGGTAAAACGCTATAAGGAGCCACCCATGGCTGATTTTAAGAACTTCATTGCCTACCGCATCACTGATGAAGCGGCGGTCGATAAACTGAAAGACGAAGACGATCTGGAAGTATTGCTGGAAGCGCGGCACGTGCAAGACCCGGCGGCCAGTGCGTGGCGTTCCGGTGGCTTCGGTATCGTGCTGCCGATCGAGTGGGCCCTGGAGGAGCGCTTCGTGTACCGCGGCTATCGCGGCACCACGCTCATCAAGGCGCAGTTCAACCTGCGTGACCTGCCCGGTACTGTGCTGCGCGAGGAAGTCGGCAAGCGCGTCGCCGAACTGGAGCACCGGGAAGGCCGCAAGGCGTATAAGAACGAGTACGCCCAGTTGAAAGACCTGGCCGAAGCCGCCTTGCTGAAGTCTGCGTTCATCAAGCGCAAGACCGTGTTCCTCCTGCTGCAGGGCGATCTGATCTTAGTGCTGACCAGTAGCGTGAAGGTCGCGGAAGACTGCCTGCAGGAACTTCGCCTGGCGCTCGGCGGCCTGCCTGTCGTCCCTATCCGCCCGAACAAAGTCCCGGTCGATGTGCTGACCAACTTGGTTAACGCCGGCGGCGACGAAGACCTGAAACTCCTGCTTGGCAGCGCGGCATCACTGCACGCCCCGAAAGGCCACGACGGCGGCAACGCCCGCCTGAAGGACGAAGACCTGACCAGTGAACAGGTGACCAGCTACCTGGACAACGATTATCAGGTGCGTGAAGTTCAGCTGCGTCGCTTCGATCGTGGTGACGTGCAGTCGGAATTCTTTATCAACGACAAGTTCATCTTCAAGCGTATCAAGTTCCCCGACATCCTCTCGGAGAACCTGAAAGCTAAAGGCGATGCTGACGAGCGTCGGGAGAGTTTCGATGCCTTCTTCACCATCGCCACTGCTGAGCTGGTGGACGTGTTGAGCACCACACTGGATGCCATGGGCGGCGAAGCGAAAGCCGAGCCTGAAGATGACGACGACGGTTGTCCGAACAGCAACCCTGCACTGTCCGGTACCGACCCCTTCCCGACCGACCTGAAAACTACGTTCGGCCTGCACCAAGAAGATCCGGAGGATGATGAACTATGAAAAAGAAAGAGGTCAGCATCGAAAAAGGGGTCGGCCGGCCCCCGCTCACCCGGCCGGGTAACGGGCGCGAGATGTCAGAGCGCAACCGTCGGTACCGAGAAGGCATGAAAAAGCTGCAGCCAGGCGAATCCTTCTTCATTGAAGGCGCGACGCCGAAGCAGCTGCAGTTCCTGCGCCCGGTAGCCGCCAGCGCCGGCATCAGTCTGTCCATCCTCGCGGTTGAGGAAGACGAGATTTACGGCACGCCGGGCACGCGGGTGTACCGTAACGCGGACAAGGATGAAGAACTATGAACATTTCATCCTTGGTAAAAGGCCACCTGATAGCCCTGCAAAACGGCGATACGGGTGTGGTGTACGAGGTGCTTTCCAACGGGTACGAATTCCTGATGGATAGCACAGGGAAATACCACCATACAGATCTCGAAGGGTATTCAGGAATAGGCAATGCGTACGACCTGAACTGGGAAAGGGTAAGTGATCTTAACGACGGGCAGAACTGTTGGGAGTGCAAGAAATTCCTCACATACGCCCAGCATTCTGAGGCGGACGGCCATTGCCCCCACTGCGGGCGTGAGATCGACCTGGAGGATGAAGATCTATGATGGACTTTGGCAGCGTTTGTAGCGGTATTGAAGCTGCCAGTGTCGCGTGGCACCCGCTCGGTTTCCGGGCGGCGTGGCTTAGCGAGATCGAGGAGATACCGTCGGCCATCCTGGCTGAACGGTTCCCTGATGTGCCGAACTACGGCGACATGACCTGCCTGCCCTTCATGGTGGCCAACCGGGAAATACCGGCGCCGTCAATTCTGGTAGGCGGAACGCCGTGCCAAGCGTACTCGATAGCCGGTCTGCGCGAAGGTCTGAATGACCCGCGCGGGCAGCTGACGCTGACGTTCGTCAAACTGGCCAACGAGATCGACCACATCCGCCTGGAAGATGGCCAGTCGGAAGCGATCATCACATGGGAAAATGTACCGGGGGTACTCAGTGACAAAACCAACGCATTCGGATGCCTGCTTGCCGGACTGGCTGGTGCCGATGATGAACTCGAACCTGCACCAAGACCTGAACGTGGTCGCAGTTCTACCCACTGGCGCTGGGACGCGAAAACCGATATGCACGTACCGAAGTGGGCAAACGCTGGTTGTGTCTATGGATCCCAAAGGACAGTCGCGTGGCGAATCCTCGATGCCCAATATTTCGGACTGGCCCAACGACGCCGACGTGTGTTCGTTGTCGCAAGTGCTCGTAAGGACATCGATCCCGCCAAAATACTATTTGAGTTCGACGGCATGCGAAGGGATTCTGAGCCGAGCCGCGAAGCGGGAGCGATCGTTGCCGCCCTTACTTCAAATGGCGTTGGAGTCGGTGGTCCAGACGACAACCAAGCCCGAGCAGGACACCTTATAGGGCAGAAGGCGTTCCGGTTGTCGAAGTTCGGGAAGTACGAGGATGACGAACGGTCATCAACCATCCAGTCGCGCGACCATAAATCGGCAACCGACCTGGCCGTGGTGCTGGCGTTCAATCATCAGGCAGCAGGCAACACGTCGTCTACCCTGGGTCTCGATGACATCTCCGGCGCGCTGAACTGCTGCCAAACACCGGCCATCGTCCACGCGTTCCAGCCGCGCATCGCGCGTAACGGCCGCGGGGATATGGGTGACATCGTGAACGCCCTGACGGCCACCGCCGGCGAGACGGGAAAAGGGGATGCCGCGCCATGCATCGCCTACTGCATTCCCATCCACGACAAGGCCACTCGGTACAAGGGCGGCGGGCCAACGCGGAACGGAGATGGCAGCGCCAACGGCCTCGGCATTGGCCAACCGTCTGACCCGTGCCCGACGATCGATACAGCGGGAAACCATGCCGTCTTCTCACTGGCGGTCGATAAGGAGGACTGCGACCTCTCCGTTCGGCGCCTGATGCCGGTGGAGTGTGAGCGACTGCAGGGACTGCCGGACAACTGGACGCAAATACCCTACAAGAAAGGCGTTACCTCAGATGCCTCCCGTTATAAAGCGGTGGGCAACAGCATGGCCGTGAAGGTGATGCAGTGGATCGGCATTCGTATCATGACCGCCGTATTCGACGCAGAACTGGAAGAAAACGAACTTTAGTAATTAGTCACCGGAAATCGTTGCAAACACATTTTTATTGCAGTATGCTTTCCGGTGACAACACAATGAGGGGAACACCATGTCAATCGAAATCCGCGTCGGGGATGCGTACGTCATCTCCAGTGATAAATATCAGTTCATCCTGCATCAGATTAAAGAGAAGGGCCTGGAGTCGAAAAACCCTGGCGAGGAAAGTCTCGTACTGGAAGGTTTCTACCCGACCATCGCTCAACTGGTAACAGGATTGATGAAGAACGAAATGCTGCAGTCTGCTGCGTGCGACCTGCAGGAGTTGCAGTGGCTCGTTGAAGAAACGGCGACCAAGTGCCAAGGGGCATTCAACCACCTTGCTACTCGGGCTGCAGTGAACGGCATTGAGACCATCTTCCCGCCAAGCGTCAAGCCGCTGTCCACGTCGAAGGGTGGCTGGGCAAAACTCAAGGCAGAGGCCGCGCCGAAGTTACCGGAAGAGTTGTCATCCAGGTTGGTTGCTTTACCGTTGATGGACGAGCAGGAGAGCATTGACTTGCTGACCGACATCCACGCCTGGGCCTTCCCGCCGGAACCGTCCATCGCACCACCAGCACCGCAACCAGAAGAGGATGATGAACTATGAGTAAGAAAATTCGCATCATGCTGGACTGCGAAAGTCTGAGCACTAAACCGAACGCGGCGCTACTTTCCCTCTCGTCGGTAGCGTTCAACCTGGAAGCGAAGAACCAACATGACCTTTTTGTCGGCGAATTCGATACGCACATCCTGATCGACGACGCCTTTGCCAATGGCGACGTAGACCCACAAACGGTGCTGTGGTGGATGAAACAGGACGAAGGTGCCCGGCGGGCTATCATCTCCGGTCAGGCGAAGGCGTTGCCTGAAGATGTTGCCTTGCGCGATTTCAATAGTTGGATAATGCGTATGACAGGGGATGAGAACCCTGACGACGTAGAAATCTGGAGTAATGACGAACTGGCAGACGCGTTGTGGGTGCAGAACGCCATGGCGCGTCACAACATCGCTCCGGCGTGGCCGTGGTGGGGCGTCCGCTGCTTCCGCACCATTAATTCACTGTACCCTGGGTTCCGGGGAGCTACGAAGTTCGACGGTACTCCGCACATTGGAGTCGATGACGCCCGCCATCAGGCGAAGGTACTGTGGCGCATCATTAACGAAGGCATGGCCGGCTGCACGTCACTGGTTCTCGGGGGAGAAGAATAATGGAACAAACAATCATAGCGAACCCGGAATCCATCGTTCCGGGCAGCAAATGGCGGCATCATCTCGGCGGTAAATACACGGTGCTGTACATCGCCAACCAAGGCCAGCCCCAACCGCACAGCTATCAGCCCGTGGTGGTGTACCAGGGGGAGAACGGAAAGGTCTGGACTAAGACGGTTCCTAACTTCCTGCAGACGATGCAAGAGGTCAAGTACATCAAGATCTCTCCGTGGGCAGAGAACCTGAAAGCGGCGGCCGGTTTTATCTTGGCATTGGCCGCCTGCACATGGATATTCTTTTTAATATGGGGCTACCGATGAAACTGGTCTACATCGCCGGCCCATACCGGCACCGAGAAGGGGGGCCGACCGTCGAACAGAACATCCTGTCCGCCCGGCGCAGAGCACTGGAGGTGGTCAAGCAAGGACTGAAAATGTTCCCCGTGGCTCCGCATATGGCCACGGCCAACCTGGAACTCGACCTCCCGGACGTGAGCGACGAGTATTTCCTTGCCGGCACGATGGCCATGATGCAACGTTGTGATGCGGTGCTACTGACATATGCCTCGGCACCACTGGACAGCGAGGGAACCCGCAAGGAGATGTACAACGCACATTACTTCGGGATACCGGTATTTTCTAACATCAGAGACCTCGTTAACTGGTACTACATGCAGGAAACAGGAGATGAACACGATGAGAAGTCCACACCGCCAGCCGCGCCAGTATAGCGATCAAGTGTCGTGCAGCGCGTGCGGTAAGACCTGGGATGTCAACGATCCCGAACCGCCGGAATGCGTTGAGACTCTGCAGCAGGCGATTGACCGCCGCGCGGCCGAGACCAGTAATCGGCTTCACCCGGTAAGGCTTGCCCTGCAGGCGGCCAGGAGGAAGTTGAACCATGGAAAAACAAAAACCTGACTTCGGGACGGCGTTGGCCACAATACTGGCCATCGTCATTTTCATCCCGATTATCGGGCTGTTCCTGAAGTGGGCAGTCTGGTTATACAGCTAACCGAAGGCCTCAATGCGAGGCCTTTTTTCATGCCTGAAAATTATTTATATAAAACCTTGCAAACAAGTTTTGTATCGGCTAAATTATAAATCAACCCGCCACACCGGCGAATCCCGTAACAAACGAGGGACCCATGAAAAACCTCTTAGAAGAATCCAGCCTACAAGGGTTATTCGACCACGTAGCCATCCATCACAGAGCGACGGAATTCGCTGAAAAATATCAGGTAGTGAAAGCCGCTGTGCGCTTCATGCTGCTGGAAAAGAAACTTCAATGCATCGCAGCAAACCACGTGATGTCCGGGTTGGAAGAACTAAATGGCTTCGGCAGGTACGTGCAAGACCCGAGAAATTCCAAATACTGGAATTTTGAGGCAAGACCTTTGCATGTCCTCTATCAGTATCAGACCGAAAAAGGTAACTGGGCCACTGCTTCAAAAATGGTGTGCCGAAGCCAAAAGACGGCCAAGACAAGAACGGTCATCGCGATACACGAACGGTATTATGAAGAGAAGGAGTCGCTATGAAAAAGTGCCCGTCCTGTAATGTTATTTTCGAAGTTGAACCCGGCCACCTGAAAGCGTTGGAGCATTACACACCTTCAGAGCGCCTTGAAGATGTCCTGGTCTGCGAGTGCCCGGAGTGCGGCAATGCGATGGCACCGGCTCACCGTGGCGAACAGCAGACCTGGGAACGCATGAGGGAGTATCTCGATGACCATCGATAAACTGAAAGAACTGATCGGCCGCTACCCCGCTGATATGAAATTCTCGTTGCGGGTAGGCCTGTCCAAATACGGCCGGAATATCTGTCTTCTCCTGCGCCCGCAATACGGTCTGCGCGACGAGATTATCTACACGCCGGCCCGTAGAAATCGGCTTGGCATGCTGACAGAGGAGCAGGTCGCCTCGCTGCACAGAAGCTGCCACAACCAGCTCCTGAAGCACCAGAAACTACTGAAGAAACTGGGTTGTCTGCTGGAAGAGAAGGGGATGCAGCCATGAGGATAAACCTGCAGGAACCGAAACCGTACGATGGCCGGCAGCTGACTTACCCAGTCATGATGCTACCGGCGCGCATCGGTACACCGGCCCAGGCGATCGTGAAGACGGACATCGACCTCGATGACTTCATCATGGGGCTGACCGGAACGCCTGGCCGAGCGCCGGAGGTCAGCAACTACGCTGTTGCCGCCGTCGCCGAGCACCTGATGGCCATGGCCAACAACATGGAGCGATCCGTGGATGCCTGGATGCAGACGAGCAAGGAAGACAGAACGGTGTGGGCAGAAGGGGCCATCTTCGACGGCGTGCTGCTGAGCGCCGGTAAGCCCGTAAATGAAGATGACCTGATGGACGAATGGCCGGTTGACCGCCTGCAGTTCGTCCTCTACTCAGTAGCGCCGTTGTCTACGGGGCTGTTGACCGAGCACGATGACTACCACCTGCAGTTACGCCGGTTCGTGCTTCAGCGGGCGCTGGCCATCCAGCACGCAGGTATTGAGGCAGGGCAGGAGTTATTTAATCACCCGGTAGTCATCTCCCCTTACTCAATCATTCACGACGACGCGCAGCTCGGCGACGAACTGCAGGTAGTCATGAAGGCCAAGAACCTGAACGGCGTGTACGTGCGCCACCAGGAAGCCACGTGGGGGCATAAGAAGAAAACCGACTGGTGGCACGTCCTCGATGATTCTCAACTGCTGTAAGGAGCGTATATGGCCAGTAAACGTCGGCTTCGAAAGAAGTCATGCGAAGGGAAGATAAGGCACGAAACGGTACACAACGCCGAGATGGCAATCACCTCGTTAATCCGTAACCGTGGGCACCAAGGGCAGCTGCACGTCTATCAATGCTCGTTCTGCGGCAAATACCATACGGGACATCGCCGCCACGGGAACGGCATCGGATCGGGGTACGCATGAAGCCAATCACCGGAAAAGAAGAGATGGGTCAGTTGATCGCGGCTATCCATTCTCTCGGCAAAGATAAACTCCGCGAAATGGCTTTGCTGATGTGGCAGGCACTCGAAAGCCAGCAGCAAGAAATCGAAAAGCTGAAAGAGGAAGCGAAACGATGAGCAATGTTCAAGACATGGCTACTGCACCAACCGACGGCACCTGCATCCTGATCCTAACCCACACATACGGGTTCGACGCAGAAGAGCGCAAGTACCTTCGCAGCGGAACTGCCTGGGTTGAGTGCCGGTTCGTCGACGGCAAATGGCGCGAGTGGTGCGGCAATAAGAAAACCATGAGCACCGGAAGGGTTGACCCGATTAAATGGGCGCCGCTGCCGGAACCACGTCGGCAGGAACTGGCGTTAACCTGGCTAGGGCCATGCCAGTCATGCGGACATGAGACCCTGCAGGTGTTCACGGAAAAAGGGGATACCATGCACCTGTTCAGCGGCGACCTGGTGGCGTGTCCATGGTGCGAAGCGAAAGGCGTTATCGAAACGGAAGACGGCTATGCACACGTCGCGTGGAAAGGTAAAAAGCGCGTTCGTCGATTCGCGTAACTGGGGGTAAAAACCGTGGCTAAAGAATACGTGATGCCGACAGACATACCCATAAAAGCAGGTTGGGATCAGCCGAAGCGATGGGTATGGCCAGGAGAAGTGGTTCACCGGAAGGACTCCACCGGCGGTAAAAAAGTCGTTCAGTTTCTGCTGTATGACAAGAAGGAAGACCACTTCATGCTGAAGACATGGAACCAAGAATATCTGGTTACGGTCGATGACTCTGCGCGAATGGCCCGCGCCTTCCGGCAAGCCGTTCAACTGGAAGAGGGGGTGACAAATGTCCCGTAACTGGAGAGCAAGAGATGAGCGCCGGCGGCAGAAAGAAATGGATGACTATTACGAACGCGAGGCGCTATACCGGAAGCAGGCTCTGTGTGACCACAGGGACTGCGAGGTGGCCATGACCTACTGGAACGGCTTGCCGAAGGAAGTGGTGTGTCGTGAGTGCGGCGAAATAAATTACTTAGAGGATACCGAATTATGACGAAAGCGAAGGACGTAAAGGTCGGTAGCCGGGTATCGGTTTTTGGACAGGCATGCAAAGTCCGGTACATCCGTTACCACGGCACCATCAGCATCACCCTGGATCTGATCCATGAAGGCGCTACAGATTCACCGTTAGTTGACAATACGGTTTGCCAAGCAACCGTTAGCCCATCATTCGAGATAGAGGTATTACCGTCATGAAATATATTTTCTTCAGAGATACCGACGTCACCCTGGCGCAGTATAACAGTCTGCGGACGAATGAAACTCCGTTGACCATTACCACCATGGAGCACGGCTGGATCATGCTGCGCGCCGACGACGACGCATTCGAGCCGCCTTTCCCACACGTGGACATTGAACATGTCTACACCACGTTCATCAAAATGCCAGCTGGCCCGAAGATACAATTGCGGATTGATACAGAAGCACATCCTACCTTGCAGAAAGAGATAGATGAACAGCGCAAGGTAATGACGAGGGAAGCCCTCGCGGCGAAAACTACCGCTCGGGAAGTGGGGTATCATTCCTATCTGCAAGACAGGAAGGACGGAGATTCGGTTAGTGCTAATCCATACCGCGATCCTACCCTAGCCCGCGAATGGGAAGCAGGACGGGAGAAAGCAAGGACGGAGTTTGACCCCTCCGGGCCAGAGGAATTGACCGAAGCTAAGGCATGGGAAAAGGCTTTCCAGGAGGGAGCGAAGGCGGCTAAGCTCGGCCTGTTTGAATCCAAGAACCCACACGTGGCCAGAAGCCCTGACTATCGAGCATGGAGAGATGGTTTCAGGTCGGTACGAAACAGAGAAGAAGTCGGACTGCAGGAGGATGATCCGGTGGAGAACGATTCTCCAACCGGTCCGGATGACGCTCCCGGTTTTGTGCCCGGTGGACCCATAAATGTATCGGTGTTTGAAGGCGGAGTCATCGCAGCAAAAACAGGATACGGCCTGCAGGTCAACCCTTTTGTCGCGAGAAGTGCCGACTGGAGGTCATGGCGAGAGGGCTGGCATAGTGTAATGGAAAAACCTGCGAGGGATTAACGGCACGCCTCAATAGCTGCCACCAGCTGCTTCTCATACCCGATGCGCTGGTGGCGCTCTGCTCTCAAGGCCTTCATCATCGCCGCAATTCCGGCGTCACTCTTCAGCAGATCAACCGCGAACACGGGGCGTTCTACCGGCTTCGCTTGACACGGTATGGTCACCGGGACTTTCACCTCAACGAACGTCGGAGCAGGCGGCTTATTGCTGCAGGCAGCAGTCGATAACACGACGGCCAGAAACACGGAAGTTCTGATCATTTGGCACGCTCCGTTTCCAGTTCACGTTTAAAGGCTTCCTGTGCGCTCCTACACTCGTTTGACATATCTACCTGTTCCGTCAGGACGCCTTGAGCGTTTGCATAGTCCTCCCGAGCCGCTGACGCTGCCGATTCCTGCTTCCCATCACCATCCTTCTTGCGCTTCTTGCTCTCCTCTTCCAACAGGCCTATCTTGCCGTTCTGGAAGGTCACGGTATTCTCGGCCGCCTGGCGGGCGGTACTGCAGGAACCAAGGTCACGGTTCAGGTTATCGATCGTCGGCTGATAATGCCGTCCTGCCCACCAAACGCAAACAGCGGCCGTAATGACCGCTGCTGCTAAACTGGCGGCAAGGTAGCCTTTCCAGTTAAGTATTTGCATCAAACACCTCCGTATTTCTTATAGGCAGCAGCCAGTTTCGTGTCGTACTTGTTGGCTTTGTACCCACTGCCGTTATACAGCTCGGCGGCGCGCGCCCAGTTCTTCTGCCGGATGGCTTTCAGGATACCGGGATTGGCCAACAGGAAGCGGACCAGGGTGTCGAGTTGGCCAGCGTCACTGTATTGCGCGTTGACGAACTCCTGGATGCTGGCGTAACCGCAGGCTTTCCAGTGATAGCCCATGACCTGATAGGCGCCCCAGCTTGAAGACTCCAATGCACTACGCCGGTCGATCTCTACCGCCGCGCGCCCCATGTCCTCATCTTCCTTGTTCAGCGACTGGTAGCTGCCCATCTTGGTTGATACCAGCGTTGGCCACTTGCCCAGTGCGTAATCGGCAAACGCGCCGCCCTTATTCGTGATAAGGCGCTTATACATGACGTGCGGCTCGAACTGCACTTTTGGACGCTGGCCATCGATGAACCCGCTGCCGTTGCTCTCCACTTCCGCGAATGCCTGGATAGCAGCTACAGGGATGGACAGGCGGCCGGCGGCCTTATTGAAGTCGTCTTGCGTTAATGCCATGGGTGGCTCCTGAATTCTTAAAGAGTTGCGCTACGTTGCCACGGAGGCAGATTATCGCCGCGCAGAAGATGGTGTTGATGACTAAGGTTGACCAGTCTACCGCGAGGACCGAGCCAAACAGGAAGCGAATGGGGAACGACATATAGGTCACGCAAAGAACCCACGCAATCCACGATGCCCAACGGCGATGGGTCGCCCCTTTGCGCTCAAAGAACATCAGCACCAAGGAGATAACGCCACAGATAATGGCGTTGTAGGAGATGAGAACCACGTCGAGCGTGGTTCCTGTTACAAGGATTTCACTTACCATCAGATCCTCCGCCTCTATTCATGCCACTGGCGATGGCTGAGCCGACAAAACCTAATACCTTTCCCGTTACTGCTTTGACATTCAGTGACAGGAGAATGTTCACCGCGGTTGCTGCGGCCACCAGAGCGCCCACTGCTTCAGGGATCTGGCTTTTTGTCGGAACAACGGTTGACATTAATTCCGCGGCTGGACGGCTGGCGGCAATACCCGCTACGAAGCTGACCACGAAGAAACCGAACCGCGTCCATTTGGGGACATCTTTGGCCTGGGTGACGTAGAACACGGCCCCTGCGAATGCACATACTACAACGCCGGCATCAAGTCCGGCGTACCAACCGGCTGTTGCCACTCCGCCGACGACGGCCGTAGCCGCTGTTGCAGAAATAGGTTCTGACATTATGCTCACCCTGTCTTTGCTGTGTTATAAGATTCGGCTTAATTATAATTGTAAAAAAGCGCCCGTATAGAGCGCTTGTTGTAATTATAGACTTAACGCATACATGTAGAACGGGAACAGACACTGTGCAGCGCTGTACTGTCTGCCGTGCGGGTCCCAGTGAATACCGTCACCGCGAGTATCAAGGAATGACCCTGACTTGGTATCGATTGTTCCCGCCGTTTCGCTCGTCCACTCGGTATCAGCAGGCATTACGGCCCATGTAGGCAGAACGTAGATCCCCGAACCAGACCGGCTGCGATACGCGCCCAGGGTTTCGCGCACATAGTTGGACGTGGTTGTGTTAACTCGTGCGCGTTGATAGTAAGAGTGGAAGTACGGTGCCACGCCTATCTTACACGCCGGTGCCGCCAGTTTGATCTGACTCACCATATACTTTATGAACTTGATGTAAATGTCCGGCGTCAGTCCTTGCGACCCGTCGTTCCATGCCAGCGCGATAGATACTGCATGCGGGTCCGGGAACCCTTGCTGGTCCAGGTATTTTCGATAATCAAACGTGTAAAACGTCCCCGTCTGCGTATCGGCGTACGATAGTTCCGGTGCAGACCCGGTATTTTGGAAACATAGATCCGGGTTAGCCGCCAGTTGCGCAGGCGTAGCAGCGAAGAGGAACGGATTTTTGTTGTAGTTACCCGGCTTATCGCCACTGATGACAATAGGTACGCCGCCCAACTGGTTTCTTTGCCCAACGAAGTTAGCTGCGGACCAGGACTCGCGCCCTTCTGATACCCCGCCTTCTTGTTGGTTAAGAACACCTAGCTGATTGATGGTGAATCCTCTCGCCTGCAATAATGCAGTGACACGTGCTGATTGACCCCTATTGGTCAAGGAATCCCCGATCAACGCGATATTCTTCGTGCCCGTCCCCGACGTTGGCCCTTTCACCAACGTCACATCGCGCCGAGTCCACTGATTCGATTTCTGCCTGTCATGGTAGCCAATGCTCACAGAAGAACCCAGCTTAGCAATATCCAGTTCGAAAGTCCGATTAGTCTCGTAGCTGTACGGCCAGCCCGATGGGTCATACCCCCGGAAAGAGAAGTCCAGAAACTGATTCATGTCCTGCGTCAGGTTCATCATCATTTGAGGACACTGAAGCAACAGTGGCTTATCCGGCGGCAGGATAACCACGTCAGGCATCAGCATGAAGTTCTGACCGCCAACCACAGGGGAATCAACAGGGATACGTGCCGGATATATCGGCGCCACTGTTGGCCAGTCAACACCGATGAGCCTGGAATCGACTTGACGGTTGAAATCGGGGTCCCTAACCAGGCCTTGGGTTACGCGCAAAATAGGCAGGTCTGACGTAGCCATGGATGGATTGAACACATAGAAATCTGTATCCCTTCTGGCGTTACGCACCCCGAATATCACACGGGTAGCATCTGCCAAGAACCGGAAGGTTGACTGAACCACATAAACGTTAGTCGAAATCTTATTGATTACCGAGGCCACTTGCTGCGTAAACGTAGAACCGACCCAGAAGAAAGCTAACGCGCTTTTAATCGCGTCATCAGGACTAACGCCCGCATCCATTTTCATGTAAACGTACCACTCGCAGCGCACGTACTGACCTGCAAATACGTCGTTAGTGAGTACGATTTGAACCAGGGTATCTTTAAACCCGGTTGTCAAACGTGTATTGGCCAGAGCGGCTTTGGCACCGAACTGCGTGATTGACTGAACATCTGTTGGCAAACTTGCGATAGGCGTCCAGGCGATACTTTGATACGTGGTCGGTTGGAGTAAAGTAGGATCTGCGCTCTGATTATAAATCCGGTTAGGAGCGTTGCCGTCAATGCGTGCTCCAGCTAACGGGTCCCTCGCTGGCGTTTCTGATATTTCGCGAATCTTCTGGCCAGAGGCCGCCATGAAAAACCCGAACACATAATACCGCGTCACGGTGGATGAGTTCCGGATGCCCATGGAGGCACGGCGAGGCTTTTTATCGGTGAACTGATAAGTAGCCCGTACTTTGAACAGATTAGCGGTGACCCGTTGTACGGTATCTGCCACCACGTTGGTTACCGCATTGTCTTCATCAATGAAAAACACAGATGCTCGGGTTACCTCATCTTTTGGATCCAATCCACTCCCTGGCTGTACATATACATAAAACTGAGCAGACATCCATTGGCGGCGGAAAGCCGTCGCATCCAGGCGAATCTCTACCAGAGAATCTACATAACCTGACGATACAGGATCTGCGACAAGGCATTGATAAGCACCATAATCCGCGATAAGGGCTTTTATCGTTGCATCCGTGATGCTATCAACAGAAACCCACGGGGTTGAGCCGCCGCGTAGAGTTGGCAACTGGAAGGCAGGATCTGCAAAGCCATTGTAGATCAGGTTGGGGGCGACAATGCCATCTATCAGTTGGGCTTCTGCTAGTGTAACGTCGCCGCCGATCCCGACGAATTTTCGTTCTGATACTGCCATTTTAGGCAGAGCGATTTCGCAGGTGGTTGTACTGGTTCCGCGCTGCTGGCATCCGAAAAATATCGAGGTTATTTTCTGGTTAGCACCGAGTTTTATTGACGCGTAAAGCTCAGAAACCCCCGACGGACGTACTGTCAGATGGGAGGTGAAAGGAATATCTGCACCCGTGCTGTCAATAAAACGAGTAAAAGCAAGGTTGGTCTGCCCAGCTATCAGGAATGAAACCGCGACATAACTCCCTGGCCTAATCCAATCTACTGTCTTTGTGAACAGATAATTTACAGACGGATCCGAGCTATTAGGACGCGGTGGACAAATGATAGATTCCACCACATTTTCCAGCTTCATGGCTGCAGATGCCGTTGTGTATTTAAGATTAACACCAGTGATAGGTAATAGTTTCGGCTGCGGGTACGCCGGATCGGCAACACTATTGTTGATAACGTTAGGCGCCTGAAGAGCAGCCTGAACCACAGCCCCCGCCGGCTGAACTTTTACATTACCATTACTATCGAGAATAGGAGCAAGGGTGCCATTGTTGTTGAAATACATTCCGTACAGGGAGTCATCCAGGGACGTTTGGACATACATTACCCAGCCGTTCGGAATACCGCCCGCAGTAATAGCTGCCTGCGCCTGCGCGTTATCTGTGTAGATCCTGGTCAGGCTTTCGACTTTTAAGCGGATCTGTTTAGAATACGACGCTTTGGCGCCGTAACCGGGTATCGTGACATCCGTTACGTCGTCCGCAGACATCATCTGCTTATTGGCCACCGAGGCGTCGGACATCGCCTGAGCGGAGTCCTTCATTTGCTGATATAGCTGCGGGTAATCTTGGTCTGCCATGTTGAAGTCCTTCCGATATAAAGATTAATTACGCCGAGAGCCTAACCACGGATAAGTTGGCAGAATCAACCGCCACCGATGCCGAATGAAAATGCTTCCCGAATAGAAAAATCGTATCACTGGTTGTCAGCCTTACAGTCCTCGAAACTGACACGGTAAACAGGCCGCCGCCAACCGGCCCCGAGTTATATACCACATTTTCCGAGTCAGCTGCAGTCCCGCCGATCCCTAACGCAAAGGGAACGCTGTCTGGAATAGCACCGGTTGACGCTCTGCGAGGACGCGCAATGCCTGTTAGCAAATATAGCCCGTCTTGCGGCGGTGCGTATTCCGAGGTTCCAGCGTTCCACCCCGAACCGATGTCAGCCGTGACAGTATTCAGGGGGATCTTAGCGAAGTTTGATGCGGCCAACAGGAAACCGGCCGGATCGGAAACATCGAGTCGAGTCTGCGCACCGAACCGGAGTTTCCATCCGCCGCCGGTATAAAGATACTCGGTTTCCTGATTAATGACCTGCGCAATCATGCCTGCTTTCGGTGGGTAGAATTCCCACGCGCCGGCGACACGAACAGCGATCTTTCCTGACTGGCCTGCAAAGTCACCAGAAGGCGACGTTGACACCAGATAACGGGTACCGTCAGTAACCACCGAAGGGGAGTTAGCCACACCGATGACTGCCAACTGCAGCAGAGCATCGACCGTCTTCAGGTTCGCGTCCATGCCGGGCTTCCACCCGTTCTCCCTGAGGTTCCAGCCATAGTTGATGCCGAGGTTCGGGCCTTGTGATGCTGCCATGATGTTCTCCTATTATTCGCCGTAGTCGAAACCGTAGCTATTACCGTACCCGGTATCGCGGGTCGGGATGTCGATGGTCAGTGTATGACGGAATGCCTGGAAGTTCATGCGGCCATCGCGCGTCGTCCACACCACCACGGTGTAAGTGCCTGACGTCAGATTATCAGTAGGAACTGCTGCCGCCAATCCAGTCATGTTGCGAAGCTGCACAACTGCAGTACCACCAGCGTCCAGGACGTCGAGATGTGTCAGCGTTCCGGCCTCTGGAGTGATGCTGCCCGCGTCCCATGGAACCTGTGTAGCAGCGTCCTGCAGTAAACGGTTACGCGCCGCCCAGGTAACTTCGAACGTCACACCATCGGCGTTGATGCTTGCCGGCCAGTATGCGCCTTCAATGCGAACGTTGGCCACGGAGTACGGCAGTTCATAGCGGCCGCGCATCGTGATTGTAGAGGTAGGCACGCTGTTCACGTCCATCTGGTCAATGGAGGTCTGCATCGCCGGACGATACTGCACGGTTTCCGCTAAAGAGCGCTGCGTGTAGTCAGCGACGAACCCGTTCTCTCCCATGAAGAAGACACGCGTCCCCGCTGGCCATTGGTACGGGTGGGTATCCATCAGGCCGCGCGTCACGGTAAAGGTCAGCAGGTCTGACGATACCGCTGTGATCAACATGATTTCCTGACGCCCGCCGCCGATGAACACCAGGAAGCTGGTGGTCTCGATGTTGTTGAACAGGCGAGCGGTACCGGGGTCAATGGAGAAGACGGACGTCGGTGCCGGAGCAAGATCTGCAGTAGTGGTGGCCGTTGGTGTCTGCGGGCCAATGTTCTCCAGAACCCATGCCGGCCCATCCGGGGTGTTCTGCCTGCCGAACAGGCGGACTGCCCGTGCATCGGTATTGGTACCGACGGCGAACGAGGTACCGTACGCGGCAAGAGTGGGCAGCGAGTTGACCGAAATACCGGAACCCTGCACCACGAACCAGAACGGGAATTCCCATGGCTGCACAATGTCGAACAGCGTTGCAGGTTGACGTGGGTCGACCCAGCCCGGAGGACTGATGCCATTGAAGGAGCCATTCGCCTGGCCGAACACGTCTTCCACCAGCTTCATGGAAATCTTGTCGTCACCGCCTGCTTTAACGGTCACCTCTACTGCACGCATCCGCAGATTGACGATGCCATCTTCTGGCCATGTCAGCAGCACCACGTCGCCCGGATAGATGTCGTACGCCTCGCGGTTACAGATGGCTTCTGCAGTAGCCAGAGTTGCGGAGGAAACCTGCAGGTCTCGTTGGCCAAGGCGAACGGCCAAGCCTTCTTCCCGGACGCCGATATATTCTTTTGTCGTGCTGACTACGCGGCCTTGTGACTCAATGTTGGCCAGGTCTTGCACCGTCACGCTGACGTAATCCTCGGTTTCCGGGTTGGTGTACTTGACCGAGATCTCGTTGAACGTCTCGCCGAGTGACTTCCTGGTGAAGGTTGTCAGCGTGGCGTTGTCCGGGGTAATCGTTAATTTCGGGGTATCGCCCGGCCGGTTCAACTTCAGCTGCCATTTACCGGAGCGCCGGTTGGGATAGAAGGACGCATCGATGCACGATTTAACGTCGTCGATAAACGCCTGCAGGTCTTGCTCGCTATCCCAGACGAAGGACAAACCGAGACCCTCATTGAACAGCGTCTGTGCTGCAGCGCGGAACGTGGCGTCATCCAGGGAACCAACGTCATACCCCAGACCCCAGTTACGGTCTATGACGGACTCATAGATGATATGCGCTGGGTTGGCGTGGCCGCCGATCTGCGCGGTCTCCGGGAACCAATCGCGCCAGAAACGCTCTACGTCAACGCTGACTTCTTTCATGTAGGCGTTGTTGCCGATGTAGTTCCCATGGAGGAATAGCACCGCAATGCCGCGATACTGGCACGCCATTTCAGGCCATGCAGGCCGCCAGTAAGAACCGACTCTCCCGCCAAGGGTAGGCATGACCGCCGCGTCATAAGTTCCGTTCGGCAGGATCCCAATCATCTGCTGATTGCGGCCACCAAACCCCACTTCTACGAGGCCATCCACGCCACCCTCGGAGGACTCACCGCCGAACAGGCCTGTATTAGTCTCCCAGAACGTCGCGCTAGTCCCGTCTGACGGCTTGCTAATGGTTCCTTCCCACGCCTTCTTATCCGACCACCAGAGGCCGCGGATGGCATCGATTTCACCATGACAAATAGCTACGTGCATCGTGATGAAGTATTTGTAGCCGACGACGGCCTTCTTGCTACCCTTACCGCCCATTATTCAGCTCCCTTCTCGCGTGCATCACGTGCTTCGGCTTCCAGACATGCGCGTTCGCCGAGAGGGTCCTCCGGCGCGGCAGCACGCATAACTTCGACGGGGCAACCCTCGCCGAAAATGAATTCCTTGAAATCCAGGTTGTACTGGCGAAACCAATCCTTGGCACCGGTTACGCAAAGACCTGCGTTCGGCAGGTCCTCTGGTTTCACGTAAATTGTCATCGTTTGATCTCCTCGTTTCGCTGTCCGCCGAAGTAAAGGACGTTCGGTGATTTCACCCTGGCGCGCCCGAAGACCACGGGGATGGACCGGCCCGCTGATACCGTCGGGGCTTCCAGCGTCTGCGGCTTGTTATCCGGCGTTTTTGGCCGAGGTGTCAAGAGGTAACTGGCCACCATCATAACGATGGCGATGATGACCTGGACTGCCCATACTGGCATCGTGTTCTCCTTAGAACTGGTTCGACGTAAACGGGTTCTTGGTCGGGATGTTCGGACAGCCGCCAAAATTACCGACGTTGTTGAAGGTATCACGGCACACGGCGAAGGTATGCAGGCACCCTTTCGATACGCTCATCATACGGCCGGCACCCATGTCCGGGATATAAGACATTAACGTCAGGCGATATTGCCTGCTGCCGAGGTCTTCTGCAGACACGATAGCACGGCGAACCATTAGCCCTTTCGAGTCGTACGTCCTGAAGATACCGGCGACCAGATTACCGGGGTTGATGCCGTTCTGGGCGCCTGCCAGTTGGATGACCACGGTGGCCACACCTTCAACCGTTAAAACGGTTCCGCCGGCGGTGTGCAAATTGATGTCCGCCATGCAGGAAGTATTGTCGTACAGAACGTGCGGGCAACCGTATTGATACTTGCGGCGCAGACCTGGGTTTCGCAATGACGTCGAGATGGGTTCGCAGCTGAACTCTACCTCGGAATCCTTGCGTTGCGCCAGAAGGATTCGACCTGTCCACTCGGTAGTGAACTCGCCGATGTCCAGTTGGCCGCGGTAGATGTTCAACCGAACGACATAGCTCGGCGGAGCGACGCGGTACAAATCCCAGATCTCAATGTCCCGGCGCGCGGTCACTGTCAGTGCCTGCTTATCCAGAGTACCCGCACTGGTGATGTCGCCGTGCTTGATGCTCTGGGCTTTCCACTGGGCGTTCATCGCCACTTGGTCACGTTCTTCCGCGATGTACCGGTAAACGTCCTGCGGTGTTGGCCCGTAGATTATTTCGTACAGGAACACCGGCTTGCTAATGTCAATGCTGTTTTCAATTGTATCGTAAGACATCATTTTCTCCTGCAGTGACGTCAGGCCACCGGGCCATCGTTCACTGTGACGAACGAGATAGAACACTCGGCGACGGTCTTGGTGTGGTACTGGATTTCTGCCGTGTCGGAAGCCTGGCGAACCCGGTACAGCGCGCAAATCTTCGCTACCTGATCCATTGTGACAAGGAACCCGAGGTCGCGGTCAAGTGTTAGTGTAGCCAGACCACCATTCACCACGGAAGACGCGACGCGAGCACACAACATACCACCGGCCTTCGTCATTATGCAGATGCCCATGAACGGCGCGTTCAGCAGACCTTCATCAACGAAGGAGTTGTTCTGCACCACCAGCCGATTTCCCAGGGTCATATCCGCCTTCATTTCGAAGTCACGCGTCCACGATGGTACCCAACACGCTACCTGCATACCGCGCAGACGTTTCAGCAGCGACTCGAAGTCTTCCCGGTCTTCCTTGGTGAAGAAGGTCCAGGTGGCCTTGACCAACCGGCGCCCGAACGTTTCTCCGCCCATCGGGGTTATCGGACCGGCATCGTATGAAATCAGATCATAGTTCCATGTGTCATCAACGGATACCGCGGATGCCCAGTTAGGCTGACGGTCGATGAGTTCGCGCGTTTCGCTGCCGACGGTGAACGTTGGAATAGGGAAGTCGAAGCGACCCGGTTCTGGCCAGAACAGCGGCAGTTTTACTTCCAGCAGTGAGGCGTTGTTGATGTACTTGGCCCACAGGAAACCTGCAGTGGAGATAAACGAAATCCAGTTGCCTGGCTGCGGCCTATCCGCCAGTGTGCGGTAATCTTCCTGCGGCAAGATCTGGAAGCCAACGGCCGCCTGCATGTAGGAGGCACTGAGTTTCGTGGACGATGTGGACGCATCAATGATGGCGTTGACACTCGGAACGGCCAGGCCTCCGGGGAATACCGGGAAGTCCAGCTCGTCTTCCAGTGTCAGGGTCAGGTCGGTCCTCTCGCGAACGTACGTCAGCTGCTGCAGGCCGCCTTGGGAAATGATAAGCGGGACACCCGCCTCCACGAATGCTGGTGGTGCTTCCGCCAACGTGATGACGTTGGTACCTGCTGCCGAGAACTGCCCGGCAACCAAGGAGAACTGCCACTGGGGAACCATGGCTGGGGCGTTTTGCCGCGCTTTCAGAATTGCCTGGAAGTTGGAAGACTCCTGCGACGTCAGCAAGGTGTAATTGTATGTCAGGCGGCGGCGGAAGTTCCGGCGGCGGGAAATGCGCTGTTCGCGCCCGCTGCGTGACGTAATGACGTTGGTGGAGAATTCAATGCTCTCGGTCATGCCGGACGCCCAGTCGATTTCGAATGGCCATGGGCGAGCGCCCCAAGGAGAACCGGCGCGTCGGGTGTTGGCGTCTACCCACTTGACCATCCCAGACAACCACTCGCGGCACAGCGCCTCGATAGAAGGTCGGGAAGTCTTCTGCGCCCACTTCAGGGTGTACGAGATGGCCGACATCATTGCGCCGTGCTTGTAAGACGTCCAGTCGTTGTTGGAAGAGAACGTGCCGGTCATTTCCCCTGTGTCCCGGTAGGTGGCCTGCAAGATGGCCATGGCCTTGTGGATGACGTTCTCTACGGAAATATAGATGGCTCCGGTACCGGCCGGACGCTGGAAATTATCGAGGTGAACCGCCGCTTCCATAATCATGGCCGCGAAGCCTGGGTCATCTTGATCGTGCGCTGCGCCGGTATTGCGGAAGAAATCCGGTGGCCCGAGTTTCGGTAGCGTCACTGCATCGATCGTCGCCTGAACATCATCGTACGAGGCGAAATCGTTCAACGATGCCCGGTTAATCATCGCTGTCAGTTTGTCGTTGAATGACGGCGCGTTCGGCAACCAGTTGGCATCGGTGGCTAACCAGTCAAGGAACTCGATAACAATGCTGCGGGACAGTGGAGAACCCGCCACGTGGAGAGACAGGTCGGTCAGCGCCCAGTATTGCCCGTGGCCACCGACGTCGTAAGACAGCGTTGTATTCCAGTCGCCTTGCCCGGTGTCACGGTTGAACATCGGCGCGAACGGCCCGAGTTCCCCGAGTGCGGATTGCCATGACGCCTGCATGGTCTGCAGACGGGCGGAAATGGTATCCACCATTGGCAGGTCAAAGGACGAACTGAGTTGCGCCCATACCGGGAATCCGGCACTCGGTGCCTTGTCGCCTGTCTCTGTGTTGAGCACGATCCAACGTGGCATAACCCCGATACTGGACGCTATTTCACGGGTGTTCTTGATTATCGCCTGGGCCATGTCGGCGAACATTGTCTTGCCGGTAATGCTGGCAAATTTATTCAACGCTCGCGGGGCGGCCAGCATCATGCGCATCTCGGCTTTGATTTCCCCAGAGTTCAGCGGACGGATACCACCGAATGACTCGAACGCTTGATCCATCTGGATGCCGTCGTGCGGATACTTCACGTTGAACAGCCAGTGTGGCAACACGTTATTCGCTATAGGAGAAACCGGTGTGCCGCGAAGCAGGATTGGCAGAATGGCGTTGACGGCCTGTTCGGCGCGTACCAGGGCGCGAGCATCGCCAATTGTCTCGTAGGCGTCCAGTAGCCCGAGAATCAGGGAGAACTGGTCGATGCTCGTCCCGTCGGAGGGTGTCACCAAGCCGCTGTCAGTCGTGCCGCCAGTAGCATTGTAGCTCCGGGCAACCAGCCCGGAACTGTTCATGACGATCTTATTGTCGTTAACCCCTGCCAT